GTGAGTGTAGAAAAAGCAAGCGCAAACAGTAAAGCAAATAGTTTAATTGCTTTAAATGTATTGAAAAGCGTTAAAGAAAAAAATGCGGGTCTTTTCAAAACTTCTTTAGGGACAAAAACAGAAATTTACAAAAAAGAACTTTTTGAGGGTGCAAACGAAAAGCAAATCAAATCATTACGCAAAAAATTCAGAAATGTAACTTTCAATTTTCTTTCCACGATTGCAAACAATGCAGATAAAAAATTAATTGAGGGCTTTATAGACTTTTATAAACAAGTCTATGTTTTAAATGATTTTTCCTTTTCTTCGATTGCAAGTGAGAATACAAAAGAAGAAAAGAAAGAGATATTAATAAAAGGTCTCGAAATTGTGAAAAAATCAATGAAGTAAAACAAAATCAGATAGGGAGTAAAATTTTACTCCCTATCATAAAAATAAAATTATTATGTTATTAATCTTGTTTGTTATCTTATTAGCTGTTTTTGTTAGTGCTTTATATGTAGTTTATATTCTTTTAAAGCCAAATCATAGAATAATATCTACTATTATTGACGTGCACACTTTTCAATTAATTAATGTAGAGCAATTTCTATTGATTGAACAAATAAGCATGAACTATTTAAATGAAGTTGAATATACAATTTATAAAAAATTTTCTTTTAAAACTTTTTTACTATACTTATGTTATTGTTTAAATGAACAATTTAAAGAAAATTTAAATAATCATTTAATAAATAATTAGAAAGCGCAAAGGGACACATAAATATGTGTCCCTTACTTTTTATTTTCAAATGTTAAATTTAAGGGAACCGTACTCCCCTTTTAGTACCACAACTTTCGAAGCCCTCACATTAAGGGGTACCTTGAAGGCAAATACACATTTTTAGTACCACACAAAAATCACTCCTCGTATTAAGGGCATACCTAGATATCCCACAACCACACATGCTCACATAACACACAAAGAAGCCAGGGATGTTAGGTCTCTGGCAACTAATTAAAGTATAGCACGAATTAAATCCTTAGTCCTATCTTTCCCAAGAACTCCTCGAACCTTACCACCTTTCTTCTCATAAAAGAAAACATAATACTGTTGAAGATTCCTTAACCACCATCTCTTAACTTCACCATACCCATCAAAATACCTTTCTATACAATTCATATCCAATTGGGTAATCCATATCTGATACCAAATCCGATTATCCTCTTGGCATTTAAGAATCCTCTTTTCATTATCATCCCTAATTGTTTCAACCTTCACCATCTTAATAATCCTCCCTCACTGATTTTAACCTACTGGTAATATCTATTCTCCCAGTAACCTTTAACACCCTACTATTTTTTCTCTTTAGGTATAAATATCTTAAATAATCTTCTGCCCTTTCAATTGCCTTATCCTTATCAAGGAAGGTTTCTATATTACTCGAATACTTATCTCTAAGTGTAAGCCAAAACACCAATCCCAGGAAGGAATACCTAATCTTAATGAAGTACCTTCCTCTGCTTGTATGGTAGTAAATCTGATACCGATACTTTCTCATAATTCTTTATATTGATTATATAATATCATAGACTTCGGATTATCTCTCTGGTAGATTACAATATCAAAGTTCTTTCTATAAACCAAACTTTATAAAATATGGAAGAAAAAACATTATTCAAACTAGCACGTGCAATTACAGATACAGGTACAGATACTGTATCTTCAAAAGGTGATACTGTAACCTACCGTATCACTTCCCTCAAAAGGAAACTGGTAAATGGCAAAGTAGTTTCAACCTCTACACCCCTTTGTACTTTGGGCTCAGCCTCCGTAAGTTGGGCTATTTGGGGAGGAGTTATCCTTGGAGATGGTTACTTAGATGTAAAGATTATCTATTCAAAAAATACTGGGCCCTCAAGGTCTACTACTCTGACATTTACCCAAAATGAGTCTAATGACAAAATCAATCTCACAGTAACTCAAGAGGCTGGTGTAACCTATAGTGGATACATAAAAGTGGTTGCAAACACATTGCCTTTAGGTAGTGATAAAGGTAATACTGCTCAAATCCTTGTGATGGCCTATTTAAAGGGTAGTGATGGGTCTAAAAAGCCAGAAACTCCCAATGTGGGTAGTGCTCCCGATTGGTGCTCAGTATCCGTTGTCTCGGGGGGTACTCCTGAGAACCATTACCTGTTAGCCCTGACCGCTTTATCGAGTAATCAAACTGGAGCTAGCCGTTCAGGGCATATCTTCTTAACCTGTGGGGATGCTAACCTTAGTATACCAGTAACTCAGAAGTCCGTTGTGGCTTCAACATTCACTCTCTCTGGATTGCCCACAGGTACAGGCTACTTTCTCTTTGGCAGGGGAGCTAGGCCACAGAATACATCATCTTCAGCTCAGGGGTATTTACAGGGTCTCTCAGCAACTGGTACTATTACTATGAAGATTCCATTCCATGCCAATGACTCAGAACCTGGTTCTCGAATAGAATGTACTACTGGAGATAGTGTAGCTGTATATACTAAATCAGGTGCTACCTGGATATTAGAGGGGTCATTTATAGTACCAAGTGCAGGAGGAACAGTATCAATCTAAAAACATTATACATTATGGAAAATAAAGTTCTTAAATTGGGAGGTGGTGAAAGATCTACCAAAGACGTATATGCAGAAATAAGACAGGGTAACTCTGAGAGATGGACTATCCAATCCCAGAAAACTAAATATGTAAATGGTAAAAGGTCCGGGGTTATTGAAGTTGATTATTCTGCTAGCATCGATACCCCGGATTATCTTCTGGAGGAAGACAAAAGTAACAATATTATTCAGATTACTGCACGAAATGGCGGTACTTCTGGGCTTTGTGTACTTACACAAAATGAATCTGGTAATAAAATAAATTTACACCTTACTACTCCTGAATATTGGGAAATACGTTTCTCTCCCAGAAATCTCCTTGGGGCTACAATGGATGCTTTTTTTTGCTGTAGATACCAATATTAATGGTGAAAATGGATCTATGGTCGATGGTGACCAATATAAGAATTGGATAGTAAATCAAAATAGATATATGATTAATGTCTATATTTCTCCTATATACCCAGAGAATTGCGACATGCTGTCTTGGTCCTGCCTTGATAAAGATGGTAATGCTTTTAGTCCTAACTACGATTTACCCGATAACCAATACTTTACAACAAAAACAACTGGATTGGGTTCCTATACTCTTACAAAAGTTTCAACTCCCTCTGTTAGTAATGGTACTCTTATACTCTCCAGTAGGTTTAACCCCACTAAAAAATATCCATTAGATTTGAACTTTTATTGGGGAAAAAATCCAACTTAATACAGGTATTAAGATAATATCCCAATTATAAAAGCAATTACCCAGAATATAAGAGCCAGTGTATATGCAACAGAATATCTATGCCAGGGATACCAGCAGGTAATATAAGAATCTACTTTTAGTATTTCTGGATGTTCTTCCTCGTATTTTTTATCCTCTTCTCTAGAACTGTATTTATGAAATACATAGAAAGGTAAGAATACGAGGAAGATTATTAGAGCAACTGGGAACAAGAGTAGGAGAAGAATCTCCCACCCTTGCATTGATGACCCAGCATAATTACCATCTCTATCAAAAAAGTATCTCATAGTAATTTGTATTTTATGTATCTGATTAATAGATAAATTGGAAATAGAGGTAATACTATCCATACCGAGATGAATAAAACGAGAGAGTGTATTTTGTGAGTATAGGGTAAATAATCCAAGCAAGCCCTTACAAAAAATACCGTGAATGGCAAACATACCAAGTAAATTATCGCTAATACTGTAGTCATTGTTCTTTGAGGTATTTGTTAATAATCTTGGTAAGCTTCTTATCAAATTCAATCATCATATCGAAAGCATCGGTATCTTTCATACTTTTCATTTCCTTGTCAAGGAACTCTATGTTTCTCTTAATCGAGAAATAAGCCTTATATGCAAGGTAGGCTTTCTCATGTTCTTCTGTGAGAGGAAGAACATCTCCTTTTTGCCCATCCAACCTTGGATATGTATTATCAGGACCGAGAGTTCTTGCAACTTTTACCCGGTTACTGAGCATTGCGAATCCACCTTTTTTATCGATAGATTCCACTGTAACTTTCTCAATGATGGGTCTTCCAGATAATGTGAAGATAACTTCATCACCTTCTTTGAGCTTTTTAGCTTCTTTCTTTTCTTTTTTCATATCTATTTTATTTAGAAATTTTCTTTATGCAAATATACGAAATTATTCTTTATTTATTGCATTATCTATTTTATTTTTTATAAATTCATAGGCATTGCCCCGGTAATCCTCTAGCATTTTGTATTCCTGTGGAGATAGAAATATTCCGTTTACTTTAAAAGCATCTCTTAGATGCTCCGGTATAGTGCCCTGGTGAGTGATGTTATTATAACGGATGATGAAAAGTTTCTCTTTATCTTCATCTATAACACCAAGAGTGTTGACTGGTTGGAGTTTAGTTTGGTAAATTCCCCCAAAAGCAGAAGGTACCATTAAAATACTTCCCGGTATTCTAGTTATCCAATGGGAATAATCGGGAGTAATTACGGCAATTTTCTTCTCTTTTTCAAGTTCTTTATCATAAGCTAATCGATTAGACCAAAAAGCACATTGAAAACAGATTTGTTTTCTTGCCATAAGTTGGGGAATCTCTCTAGTTTCATCGAATTCCTCTAAATTAATTGGTTTGCCACATATCTGGCATTCATTTTTCTTGCCCATATTGCATTATTTTATAAGTTATATATGATAATAGAACCTCGAAACATCCTAAAAATGGGTTATAAGCAATACTTTCGTTACTAAAATTGAACCATTAAAACTGATAAGTTATGGATAAACTAACAAATGAAATGATTAAAGACCTTGCTATTCGCTTAGGTCTAGAACCTGCTCTATTGAAGGCTGTTCAATTGGTAGAAGCAGCAGGTAGAGATGGGTTTTTAGCTGATGGTAGGCCTCAAATTCTCTTTGAGGGTCACATTATGTACAAAGAAGTACATAAGAAATTCCCTGACAGAGATTTAGCTTACCTTTGTAAAAGATATTCTACGATTTTCTTCCCTAAATGGGATAAATCGAAGTATTTGGGAGGTGTACACGAGTATAAGAGACTCGAATTAGCCAAAGAAATTGATGAGGAATGTGCATTGAAGTCTGCAAGTTGGGGTATGTTCCAGATTTGTGGGTTCAATCACAACCTCTGTGAATGTAAAGATGTCTTCGAATTCGTTCATAAGATGTCAGAATCTCATGCAAATCAACTAGAACTCATGTATTATTTCATGAAAAACTCTGGTTGTTTGAGTAATCTCAAAGAAAAGGACTGGGCTGGCTTTGCCAAGAAGTATAATGGTCCCGGGTATGCCCAGAATGCCTACGACCAAAAACTAAGAAATGCTTACGAAAACTTTAAAGGTAAATTATGAAAAGATGTCATTTTAACAGCTGGGTAGCAAAAGTATTTCTTTTCCCCAGTTACAAAGCCATTACTCTGGTGTATAACTCATTCTTCAAACACAAAGTAGAAGAGTGTAAACCTGATGATATCAATCATGAGTGTATTCATCAGATACAGCAGATTGAGTGTAGTATAGTGGGTTTGGTACTTGGTATCATACTCTGGTTATCATTTGGTATATCCTTTTGGTGGGTAGTGGCTCTGACTTTTGGATTCTTCTACCTTTGGTATGTTATCGAATACCTAATTATCCTGTGCTTTGCCAAGTGGGATAAACAGAACGAAAGATATCATGATGTAAGTTTCGAAGAAGAAGCCCACAATAATGATAAGAATCTGAGTTATTTGGAAGACCGTAAGCCATTTGCTTGGATTAAGTACATTAAATTGAGAAGCTACAAGAAATGAAAAAATTAAAAGTATTAGGGGTGTCTGCTGGTGCAGGCATCCTTTTGTTCCCTTTTAGAAAGAATTTGATAGCTAATATAGAAACTCGAGGAGTATTTTATACTAAAGGCTTAGAGCAGTGGAAATTGAACTTTGGTGGTATACCCTATTATAAAGATGAAACCTTCCCGGATTGTAAGCCAGACATCATACTTTCAAGTCCAGACTGTGGAGCATCTTCTATTATGAGGCTTTCAAAAGTAAAAGAATTGGGCAATCCCCAAGAGAATAAATCCCTGAATCTAGTAATTCAATCAATCTTACATTATAAACCTAAGATATTTCTTATTGAAAACTTACCTCGTTTGCTATCTTTGCTCCCAAAAGAATATCTTCAAAAAGCTCTTGAAGACTATAAATTTATTTTTCACGAAAGAAGCGTTTCTGACTACGGTAACTCACAATTATCACGAAAGAGATTACTTATCATTGGAGTACATAGAAAAACGGGTAAGAAATATTTGAATGCTTTTGATGAAGTATTTCAAGTAAAAAACCCAACAATTACTAGAAATCTACTTAAACCACTCACATTCTCTCAGGAAAATAATACTAACCAGATTCCGTTTATGAGTAAAACTCTGGCAATGTATGACTATCGGAAGCTTCCAGAGAAGAAGAATCTCACAGTAGCAAAGATACATAGACTCTGGGTTAGAGATTTTAAAGATGAAAAGAAGTGGCCTATCAAAACTGCAAAGATGAGTACTCTTCCAGGAGTATATCGATTAGAGTATGATAAACCCCCATTAACTCTCAGACCTGCAGATAGGCAATTTAGACCAGATGGATACCCCTTGGGAATCGAAGACTTCAAGGCAATTATGGGATTCCCTGATAAATTCGAAATTTACCTTCACAAGAATGGTGATACCTTCGAAGGTGATTTTAAGGATTACCATTACTGGCTTAACAAGGCAAGGTATACAATTGCCAAAGGGGCAGTAGGGGAAATAGGTATTTGGTTCAAAAAATGCCTCAAGAAAATTGACTCATCAAAATGAGCTAAATTGAGCTGTTTGAAAACCCTTTTTTCTTTTTATTAAGTTTTTCTTTTTTAGGAAAGTGCTTTCTGGTAAAGAAAGCTATAATCCTATAAATCAACTCTGAAGGTAAGAAAGGGATTGTTAAGGGAAAACAAGGAAACGAGTGAGTACCAGAGTTTCACTAAAAGCGAAATTACCATGAAGAATTTAAAAAGGGCCTTGTTTATTGTACTTCTAGGATTTACTATTTACCTTTGCTTCAGGAATTACAAACTTTCTCGAGAGGTTGATTCCCTGGAACTAGCGGTCAATGAAATCCCAGATACAGTATACACAGAGAAACCCTTCAAACCAGAGAAGAAGTACTCAGAAAAAATTGAACCAGGTAAAATCTTAGTTCATGATAATAAGCAGCCAACTCTCTTTCCTGATTCCATGCTAAGGCAACCAGTTATCAGTGACCAAGATTCCCTGGTTCAAATTGTTTTGAAGAAAGATAAGTTGAACTTAAGTCTGTTCAATAAGGAGACTAACACTTATTCAACTAGATTATTCCCAATCGATTTAGATAAGTACAACTACAACTGGTATGAAGGTCAATTAACTCGGAAGAAAGTTGCAAGGTTATTACTTAGTCCATACGTTTATGGCAAATATAGACCTTTCAATAATCTATTCGATATGGGAGCTGGTCTTTCAATCAAGACTAAGAGATTTAATTACAAACTCGGAGTCAATACCTTTTACTATCCGAAGATAAAATCTGGGATAGGTACTGACATCGAATTTCAAATAACCTATAACTTTTAGATATAATAACCTATAACTTTTAGATATGGCAAAGACTATCTCAGAAACTAGAACTACTTTAACTCGAGAAGAGTTATCAAATCTTTCAAGGGTTACAGTAGATGTTTTCTTTTTCAGTCTTTTCTGTTATGTGATACATCCAGTAAGGGGAAAGGTAAGGTTCGAACTTTACCCATTTCAAAAATCGGTTTTGTATAATTTTATTGCTCAACGTTTCAATATCATTTTGAAATTTCGTCAGGCAGGTATTACAGAATTGATTTCTATGTACTGTCTTTGGTTGGCGATGTACCATCCCAACAAAAAGATAAACATTATTTCTATCAAGGATACCACTGCTAAAAAAGTACTTAAGAAGATTAAGTTCATGTACAAAAATCTATCATGGTACCTTCAAACTCCCATTATAAACGGTAGGGCTGGTGAATACGGATCAGCATCCATGATAGAATTTGATAATGGGTCTTTTATTGAATCAATTCCGACATCATCTGAAGCTGGTCGTTCGGAATCCCTTTCCCTTTTGGTAATTGACGAGGCAGCAGTAGTTAGATGGGCTGCTCAAATTTGGGCTGCTGCTTTTCCTACTCTTTCCACTGGTGGAGCTGCCATCGTCAATTCCACTCCTTATGGAGTTGGTAACTTTTATCATTCAACTTGGGTAGATGCCATTGCTGGAGGTAACCCCTTCAATCCCATTCGATTATACTGGCAGATGCACCCGGAACGAGATATAAATTGGTATAACCAAATGTCTTCTGCTTTGGGTGCAAAACGAACAGCACAAGAAATAGACGGTGACTTTTTGTCATCAGGTAATACAGTCTTCGATTTAGCCGATATTAAGGCTATCGAAGACTGCCTTAGTGATTATCCAGTAATAAAGAAAAGATTCAATGGTCAATATAGGCAATTCTGTGAACCGGAATCCGATAAAGAATATTTCATTGGTGCTGACGTTGCAACTGGTAGAGCTTCTGACTATTCCTCATTCACTTGTATGGATAAGACAGGAGAAGAACAAGCAATATATAAGGGAAGAATGGCAGTAGGGGCTTATGCTAAATTACTTGGAGATACCGGGCAATTGTATAATTGGGCTACTATAGCTCCAGAATCTAATGATGTGGGTTTAGCAGTAACCTCTAAACTTCAAGATGAAGGTTATCCAAAGCTGTACTACTACCAAAAAATGCTTAAGAAAAAGGGAAAGAGTAGACCAGAAATGGACCAATCTCCAGGTTGGTTAACTACACAAAAGAATCGTTCAGTGATAATAGAAAACTTAGAAGAAGATATCAGAAATGATAACGTAATCATAAAGGACCCATTCTTTGTTCAGGAAGCTTATACTTTCATCTATGATGGTTTAGGTAGGCCTGTTGCAATGGGTAAACATAGAGCAAATAATTCTGCTGTTGATGTAGACCTTGAAGGAGACGTATACTCAGATGATGATATATTTGGAAAAGCAATATGCAATCACATAAGGAAAGGAAAAACTAACGTAATCGTACAACCAAGATGAAAAAGTACTTCAATTTTAATTGGGTTTGGGGACGTAAGAAGGACCCTCCCAAAGATGGTACCTCCTCTAATAAAGAGCAAAAGCCTACCACTCCGATATCACCTGGTAGAGTTTCAGTTGACGATGATAGCGATAACTTAATCACATCATTACAGGGGTTGACTAAATTAGTCGAGCCCTCTTTTCGTGTTGATGTAATACCTTTAATCCGAGATTTATATAAAGTAAATCCGGATATGGGCATTGCATTGCAAGATATGTTTAAGTTAGCTAACACCAGTCATACAGTAACCTTTCCAAACAATACCGATGAAGAGGCTTCTAAGATGAGAGACCATCTTAAAAAAGCAACCAAAGGATGGGCCAGATATACTGCCGGTATAGATGGTTTAGTTAACAAAATGATTGTTCAACTTCTTGTAAGTGGAGCAATATCTGTAGAGGGAGTTCCCAATGATAAACTAGATGGTTTGGCTACGGTATTATTCCTTAAACCAGAATATATCAAGTTTAAACGTGAATTAAATGGGGTGTATCATCCTTATCAAAAGAATCATAATTACTGGAACAAGCAACAAGATTACATTAAGCTTAACCCAGAAACTTATTTCTATGTTGGTATGTTCAATGATACAGATGAACCCTATGGAGTTCCTCCCTTTATGCCTGCCTTAGATTCTCTCAAGGGTCAAAATGATATGAAGATTAATTTCAAACATATCATGGAGATTTGTGGTATGGTGGGTTTTCTTGAAGCTAAAATGCAGAAATCCCCTCAAAGGGCTAACGAAGGTATAAATGCCTACGAATCTAGACTAAACCGAGAGCTCAATCTTTTAAAACGTAATGTTAAGGATGGCATGAAGGATGGGGTTGTTGCGGGTTATATTGATGACCACGAATTTAAACTCAACTCTACTACCAAAGAACTTGGTAATATCGAAAAGCCTTGGAATATGAATCAACAATCCGTGGCTAATGGTTTGGGAGTTAATGGCTCTATCATTGGAGTATCTGCTACTACTGGTGAAGGGGCAACGGGTATAATGCTGTCTAAGATGATTAGCCAGTTAAAAAATATCCAAATGCTTGTAGCTTATGTATTAGATCGACTTTATTCTCTAGAACTGCGTCTGGCAGGATTTAATAATAATAAGGGAATGAAGATTGATTGGGGAACTTCTACAGTTTCTGATGAAGTTAAAATCCAACAGGGTCTTCAGTATAAGATACAGAACCTTGACTTACTGTATAAGGCTGGTATTATTAGCCAAGAACAGTATGCTTGGGCAATGGGCTATGATTCCCCGGATGAGAAAGAACCAAGAGTTTCATTGGAAGATCAATTTGCTAAAGGTGGTAATTCAGGTCCTCAAGAGGGAACTAAAAAGAAACAAAGGCAGGATGATAAAAACCAATCTGCTCGTAGGTCAAGAGATAAGAATAACCCGGCTCCTTCTCGAGGAGACCAAAATACTAAACCAAGATGAGTAAATTTACAAAGAAAAACAAAGAGCATCTTGATTCTATGGTGATAGGTCAAGGCCATACCATTATGGCTGGTTATATACCAGAAGCAGTGGGAGCCCAGACTTTCTCAGAGAATTACTATAAATGGAAGAATCCTACACCGGACTCCATTGCTCAATTTGGATTTTGGGGAGGGGATATAGATTATAATACCTATTATCCTAACCTGGATAAATCGGAATTAGCTCCTAAGGATGAAGAGTTCATTGAACCTATGTTCAGATTACTTTCGGAAACGATTGTATCTAAGAATTGGAATCCTACAGACTTTAGTCAAAACGGAGTATTGAAAGCTTCTATGAAAATGTTACTTGGTCAAACAGTAAACTGTGACCATGAAACTAACATAGGTAATGCTATTGGTGCTGTATCTCAGGTAATGTGGCAAGAGTCTTACAAAGATGGAAGTTTCACTATACCTGCAGGTATCAACGGTATTCTGAAAATTGATGGTAAAGCCAATCCAAGGATTGCTAGAGGTATACTTATGGAACCACCCTCAATTCACAGTAACTCTGTCACAGTACAATTCAAGTGGGATAAATCACATCCCCAAATGGAGGACAACGAATTCTATCAGAAACTCGGTACCTATGATTCTAAGGGAGTGATGGTACGTAGAATGGTTACTGAGATAGTTCGTTACCTGGAGACTTCATTGGTATCTCATGGAGCTGATTCTTTTGCTCAAAAAATCGGTTCTGATGGTAAGATTATTAATCCTACCTTTGCTAAAAGAACTTGGGCATCTTATGAAGAATACAGAGACGATAAATCGAAGCAATACTTCTTTACCGATTATAAATCTGACCTAACTTCTTATCAAGAAAAGGACGATACTCAAGGTTCTTTTAATGATAATGATGCCAAGGATAATCAATCAAACGAAAAAAATAGTATGAACGAATTACAAAAATTTCTAGAGAGCCTCTTCGGGGATAATCTGCTTACCCTTGAGGAAGGTAAAGAAATGAATCAGGAAACAGTAGTTGCCTGCATTCAAAGTTTGGTATCATCCAGAAATGAACTGCAAACTTCAGTAGATAACCTTACTACAGAGAAAAATTCTCTTACGGAACAGGTTACTAACCTGAATGCAGAAGTGGCTAATCTGAAAGAGATGGCAACTGTAGGAAAGAATCATATTGCTTCTCTTCGTGAAGATGCAGTAGCAACCTACAAAAAGTTGATGGGTGATAATGCTGATGAAACCATTGTTACAATGCTTAATGCAGAAACAACTGGTATTACTACTCTTGTTTCCTTGACTAAGGATTACCAAGCTCGCTTGGAAGAGAAGTTCCCTCTCACCTGCTCTAAGTGTGGTTCTAAGGATGTTAACCGTGCTTCTTCAGTTACTGAAGATGATACTCAAGGTAAAAAAACTACCGACGGTGCAGACACAACCAAGAATTCCGAATTACCGAGTACTAAGAATGTGATCGATGATTTGTATCGAAACAAAATTAAATAAGTTATTATATAAATATCCGCATTATGGAAACAACGAAAATCGTAAACGATCCTCAGCAACTTACTCTTTTTGGGGAAAGAACTCCGAGAGCGGTGATTTACAAGAGTGAATCCCACAAATTGCATCAGGCTTTCAATGTTAAAGCTGGAGAGAAAATTGTACAAGGTATGCCGGTAGCTTTAGATGAAGACGGTTTGATCTACCCTTGTACTGACCCGTCTACTCAAGTTTACTTGGGTGTGGCAGTAACGGATAACGTTAACCCGGCTTATCAGCCTCAAAGAAACTTCCCAGTAGAAGTAACCGTGGCTGTAGAAGGTTATATGATTTGTAACTGGGTATCAAACGGAACTATCGAAGCTGGCTATGTAACTCCCAATGGAGCATTGCTTAACGACCGTTTCGTTAAGGCTAATCAAGGTATTTCAACTCCGTTCATTGCCCTCAATCCTGCAGAGGAGGCAAATGAGGTAATCCAAGTACTCATTAAATAAGAGAAAAGAAAGTTATGGAAAATAAGATTGATATTACAAAAATGAAGGCTCAGGACTTTATGAATGAGCTGCCGGAAATGGTAAGAAGCTTGGAAGCTGTTCGTTCCGGTTCACAGGATAAGAAGCCTGTAGAAGTAACCTTTGAAGAATTGGTTACAGGTAAATGGGGAATTTCACAGGATGAACTCTTCGAAAAGGTGGGCATCAATCCAAAGGTTGATACCATGCAGAACATCTTTACTATGCCTCAGCAGAATATCCGTTGGATTGTTCCGGAGATTATCCGTGCTGCTATCACTCTGGGCATGCGTCAAGCACCGTTCTATCCGAACATCATCGCTTCAGACCAATCCATTAACGGATTGCAAGCAATTATGCCGATGGTTAATATGTCGGATGCTGCTCCTGCAAAGGTTAACGAAGCAGAAACTATTCCCTTGGGTGATGTTAGTTTCGGACAAAAATCAGTTAGCCTCTTCAAAATCGGAAAGGGTTTCAAACTTACTGATGAAGTTCGTAACTATGTTTCACTCGATGTCTTGGGGATCTATCTTCGTGACTTTGGTGTTCAGTTGGGTTATGCTTTGGATACTCTGGCTATGGACGTGGCTATCAATGGTAACAACCCTGATGGCTCTGAGTCTGCCCCAGTAATTGGTGTATACGAAACAACCAATGGCATTACTTACAAGGATCTATTGCATATTTGGGTTCGTGCTGCTCGTATGGGCCGTAACTTTACTACTATGATTGGTGGTGAAGATCAGGCAATTGAAATGTTGAACTTACCAGAATTCAAAGATCGTCATTCTGGTACAACTGAAGCTACACTGAATGTGAAGTCTCCGGTTCCCAAGAATGCTGACTTCTATATTCACCCGGGCACTCCAGATCAGCAATTATTGTTAATTGATACATCTGCTGCCTTGATTAAGCTTACCGCTCGTCAATTGATGTTGGAATCTGAAAGAATCGTTTCTAACCAAACTGAGGCTGTTTATGCAAGCTTAACTACTGGCTTCTCCAAGATGTACCAAGATGCTGCTCTGTTGCTGGCTGCAGATAAGAAGTTCTCCGAATTCGGATTCCCAGAATTCATGAACGTAGATCCTTACCTGATGGTTAATCTTGAATAAGAATGTCCGGTTTCATCTATATAAATTCCCAGAGAGGATGGGTAACTAAAAAGACCCATCCTCTCTTTAATCAACTTTTATTTTAATCTTAGGAAATATGGCTAAAGATAATAAATACACATTAACTGTGGGACCAAGAGCTTACAGTTTTCATGACCAATCAACTGGTATTACCATTTGTAGAGGAGAAGAAAAAGAACTCACTCGTCGTCAATTCCGTACACCGAAAATTCAGAAGGCTGTTGCTTCGGGTCATCTGATTATCATTGCTGATAAATCGGAAATCGAAAAGTATTCGGAGGCTGACATTGAAAAGTTGGACAAGAAATTAAATGCCCAGTTTAAAAAGGGCATGACTTTGGAAAAGCTTTCAAAGGGATATTCTCTTGAAGAACTGAAGCTGGTAGCTGGTTTACATGAAATCGTTGCCGAGAAAGATGATACAGTAGAAACACTTCTCCAGGCTTTGCTGGAAGAATTTGAATCTTCTTCTAAAGGTTAATTATATGAAAATTACATAAGACAGACTAATATGAAAAATAATCTGGACTTTTTGTACGTTACGTCAGGTCTGGAAGTTTCATTCAGAGTCATATCCAAAGTCCCGGCCAAATCTATTTTTGACTGGGACTTTGGCGATGATAAGGGAGAGGTTTTCAATGGTGGAAGACATGTTTCCTATTCTTATGAAGCTCCCGGTTTCTATACAGTAACCCTACATGTAACTAACTCGAAGGGTTTAGATATCACCGTAGATAAGACTCTGGTAGTTTGTGATTATGGGCATACGGCATTAGCCGATACAATATATAACTTAATCGACCATTATATCCCTTCAGAAATATCCGATGGGATGACCAGGGAAGAGAAATCTATTTACATCACTAAGTGGCAATATTACATTGGACCTCTAGTAAACCATACAATTGCACCAGATAAGTATACGGATGAATTATGGTATGAAGCACTAGAAAACCAATTAATAATGGAATTGGCTGCCTGGGATTTTCTCAATGTGAAGATACTTAATCTATTAACGAGTACTTCCGAATACTTAAGTCAATTAACTTCTACCAAAGAACAAACTGGTGATGGTACTTCTAAACCCGAACTTGCCCGAGGTGATAGGATTAAACAAATCACTACTGGGCCTACTGAAGTGCAATATTATGATACCTTGGCAGATGCTACAAGTTCCCTATGGAAAACACTTTCTCAAGCAATGCAACCAGGTGGATTAATAGATGAATTAAGAAAGAACCTTTGTATGTTAGCTTCACGATTGGAAATCTACTTACCATTCTGTGATGAAGTATTCAGAACCGTAGTTCCTAAAGTAGTTAACAGAAGGCAACCTGGAGTATTAGATGGACCCAACCCAAGTGCTCCAGTAAAAGGTGGTAAGAAATCAATCTTAACTAAGTTATGACAAAAGAACCCTGGAGAATGGTAAAGAACCGCTCTTGGGATAGATACAAGAAAATTATCACTGACTTCTTAGATTGGGATGCTGGTAGACAAACCATAACTTGGGCCAAACATGTTAATCAGCTTCTCAGTCATGCCGAAGACAGTATACCTAAATATTATAACATCCAAATCGAAGCATTGTGTTACTACAATGCTTTCAGAAACTGGCCTATCAACAAGGCAACCGTCTCAGGAGAATTGGATGACGAAAACTTATCAATACTAATTTCTAAATCTTATATAGAACAAATCGGTTATCTTACACCGGAGGGTTATTGGGATTTTAATTGGGAACAAGATAGGTTTGTAATTAATGGTATAACGTATAAGCCTTCTGGAGATACTCAGACTGCTCAGGCAAAGGATGAGGCCCTAGTTTTCATGGTTATCCTAAAGAGAGACCGAGATACCAAAATTGAATTTGTAGAATAAAACATTAAGTGTATGGCAAAGATGTTAGTACTGAGGTGGACCCCAATTACTACTTCCAGTGGAATCTGGTTTGATAGTAATCTGGTTATCCTTAATGGTACATCTGGAGTTCATATTGAAATGAAAGGTAATGGCAATGATGTAACGGCATTTCAATCAATGACCGGAAACAAATTTGTCACCTGCTTTCAAGATTACTTCGGTGATATCTGGGATAAAATAATACCTCATCCTGGTATAGGCCAGGTAATGAAATTCCGTGTAAATAAGCTTCCTGATTATGCTTGTATTCGGGGGGATATAGAAGACGGTGGAGATGTAGATCCAGAAAATCCGAGTATACCAATGAATGCCTTCTGTGGTTCAGAGGGAGAACCATTCAGGGATATAGATTCGGAATTCTTACTGGGTCGTCAACGTTCAGTAATTAATCCTTAAATTTTATAAATATGTATGTAAGTAAATATTACACCTGCGAAGAGATTGACCAGCGGTTGTTACAGGGTTACTATGATGACTTTGTTCGTGCTGGCTTTGGGGGAACTATAAATGAGTTCTGGGCCTTCGTACTTTCTATCAAGAATAAGGTAGATAAGAAAGAAGGATACGACTTATCGAAAAATGATTTTACCGATGAGTTGAAGGCTAAACTTGATGGCATCGAAGAACATGCAAATTATATCACTAAAGTTTCTCAGCTTGAGAATGATTTGAAATATCAAACTGAGGAAGAAGTTAAACAGATGATTAGTGATTTGGTTGATGGTGCTGATGATGCCCTTGATACTCTTAAAGAGTTGGCAGAAGCATTGGGCAATGACCCCAACTTTGCAACTACTATCACTAATAAATTAACCGACCTTCGTACTGCTTTAACCGAAGAGGTTAATCGTGCTAAGGAAGCCGAAGCTGCTCTGGGTGTTGCAGTAGCTGCAGTTCAGGATAACCTAGAATATGGGTTAGACCAAATCAATAAGAAGATTGATACCGTTAAGGCAGACTTAAAAGCTGAAATCGACCGAGTTGAGAAGAAGGTAGATAAGAATGCTGAAGATATCAAAGACCTTGAAGATAAGGTAAATCAAGGTAATGGTGAACTTGAGAAGGAACTCAAGGATCTTATCCAAAAGGAAAAAGATGAACGTATTGCTGCCGATAATGAGATTAAGGAAAGTGTAAATGACCTTAAAACTCTCCATATCAATGATAAGGCATCCCTTGAGTCAAAGATTGCAGAAGAAACTGCAAATCGTACTAACGCAGATACTGTACTGGATTCTAAGATTAACGAAGAAATCACTAATCGCCAGGCAGATACTTTAGCTCTTCAAGGTAAAATTGACCAAGAGAAGGTAGACCGTCATTCTGAGGACCAAGTTCTTCACAATGAAATCTCTAAAGAGGTAACAGACCGTACCAATGCAGATAATGCTCTTCAAGGTAATATTGATAAAGAAGTTCAGGCCCGTACTGTTGCAGACCAAGTATTACAGAACAATATCGATTCAGAGGCTACTACTCGTGCTGCTCAGGATTTAGTTCTTGAACACAAAATCGAAAATGTAAAAGAGCAGGGTGTAGAAGACAAGGAGCAATTGCTTAATGCTATTGCTGCCGAGGCTGCTGCTAGAGAAAAAGGTGATAAAGATCTTGATACTAAGAAAGTAGATAAACGTGAAGGCTATTCTTTGACTAAGAATGACTTTACCGATATACTCAAAGCTAAACTTGATGGAATTGAGGAAAAGGCAAATTATATTACGCATCTTTCTCAGCTTATCAACGATTCTGGTTTCCAAACTGAGGAAGAGGTAAATGCAGCTATCCAAAAGATTATTGGTTCTGCTCCAGAAGTACTTGATACTCTTAAGGAAATTGCTGATGCCCTTGGAAATGACCCCAACTTTGCTGCTACCATTACCAAGAAATTGGCTGCAATCACAGAACAGGTTAACCAAGAAATCGAAGACCGAATTGCGGGTGATGAGGCAAACAGTGCTGAGGTAGCTGCTGAAGTTCAAGCTCGTAAGGATGCTGATACAGCTCTTGAAACTAAACTGAAAGAATATGTAGACAATAATTCTGCTATTGGTGATGCTGCTCTTGGAGTTGTAAAAGACAATCTTAACAAGGAAATCCAAGACCGTAAAGATGCAGATGCCGCAATTCAATCTAGCTTGGATAAAGAGATTGCCGAAAGAAAGACTGCAGATGAAGCCTATACTCAAAGTCTGGCTAACGTTAACCAACGTATTTCAGACTTGGCATTGAGTATGCAAGAGTCTATCAATACATTGCGTAATGAGCTTACTGAGCAGGTAAATGCAAATACTACTGCTATTGCCACTAACCAACATAGTATTGAAAGAAATTCAGAGGCAATCACAAACTTAACTAAGACTGTAGGTGATAACTACAAGGAAGTTAAGGATATGATTAACGAAGAAATCATTGATCGTACTAATGCCGATAGTGCCCTGAGTTCTCGTATCGATACTCTCAATATCGACCTTAATACTGAGAGTGTAGAAAGAAAGGCTGCCGACCAAGTTCTCCAGGTTAACTTAGATAAAGAAGTAGCAGACCGTACTGCAGCTGATAAAGCTTTGAGTACTGAGTTTACTGCTAAGTTGGATAATACCAAACAAGCTTTGGAATCCGAAGTAGGTAATATTAACACTAAGCTTGAACAAGAAAAGGAAAATCGTATTGCTGGTGATAATGCTTTGGGAGTTCGTATTGATTCTCTAGAGGCAGGTAATACCGATGCTATGAATGAACTAAAAGCAAAGGTAAATGCCAACACTACTGCTATTAATGCAGAGAAAGACCGAGCAATTGCCAAAGAGACTTCTCTTGAGGCCAAGATTGATACCAACCTTCAGAATCACAAGGATGATATGGCTGGTATTAATAAGGATATCCTTACCGAAAAGAATGACCGCTTAGCTGGAGATACTTTACTTCAAACCAATATCGATAAAGAATCAACTGAAAGAGCTAATCAAGATACTCTTATCAGTAATGCTGTTGCTCAGGAGAAAGCAGATAGAATTGCTGCAGACCAGGCAATGGACGATAAGAAGGTAGATAAGGTAGATGGCAAGGTACTTTCTTCAAATGATTTCACTGACTTGCTGTATGCCAAGTTGGATGGCATCGAAGAACATGCAAACTATATCACTAAGGTTTCTCAGTTATTAAACGATTCTGACTTTCAGAATGCAGAACAAGTAGAGGCTGCAATCCAAAAGATTATTGGTTCAGCCCCTGAAGTATTGGACACTTTGGCAGAGATTGCTAAGGCTCTCGGTGATGATCCCAACTTTGCAGCAACTATGACTGCTAAGCTTACAGAGTTGGAGAATAAGCTTGAAGCCGAAAAGAACTTACGAGAACAGGGAGATAATACTTTACAACAATCATTCACTAACCTGAGTAATACTCTTACTACTACGGTAAATGAGCTGAGAACTTTTGTAAGTGAAACTCGTACAGAGTTGTTAACTTCCCTGAATGCTACTAATGCTCTGGTAACTCAGAATACTGCTAATATCCAACGTAACCTGGAATTAATCCAGGGTATTCAGGATAATACCAATGGTAATTATACGGCCATTACGGATCTGTTAAATAACGAAATTGCTGCTCGTAAAGCTGAAGATATTCGGTTGGAAGCAAAGATTGATCAGAATACTTCTGACCTTAATACAGAGAGAGAGGAAAGAAAGGCCGCAGATAAAGTTCTCCAGGATAACATCGATGCAGAAGAAGCTGCCCGTATTGCTGCCGATACAGCTTTGGGTAAACGTATCGATAAAGAAATTCAGGACAGAACCGATGCTGATACTGCCTTAGATAATAAATTCACTAACATTACCAATGACCATGAAGAAAGATTGGAAGCTGAAGAAGGTACTTCCGATGCTTTGCCAGACACCATGGTTACCGATGTTAGTACTGTAACCCGAACAGATACTCAGCTTTCTTTCAAAGTAAAGACTTCAACCAAGGATAAGGCAAATAACCAATATGGTGAAGAAGTAGAAGCTACCAAGAATTTACTTCCGGTAACTCAAACTCTTGCTGGAGTTATGTCTGCAGCAGACAAGGTTAAGTTAGATGGGTTAGACCCAAATTCTTTAACTGATCTCTCTGCAGCTTCTGATGCCAATAAGGTAACAGTAACCGTAACTAAGGATAACGGTTTGAATGCTGATACTACCGAAACTTTCGATTTGCCTCAGGTATCGGCTACTAAGGCTGGTACGATGACTGCGAAAGATAAGGTAGAATTGGATAGAATCTCTACTGCTAACTTTGCCCTTGGTGCAGTAACTCCCAATGAAACTACTGTTGGCATAGCTGCTACTAAGACCGTAGTTGAAGATGGTACAGTAGAACAGAATCCTATTACATTGCCTGCCTCTACTACAGAGAAAGCTGGTGTACAAACTGCAGCAGATAAGAAGCTGTTTGATTCTATACCAGATAATATTATTATCTTATCTGGTGATAAACCAGTTGAGGTAGGTCAACAAAGCAGTCATGTTACTTTAACTCATAATTTCTCTTCTAAAAAAGAAGAGGGTATTTATACTCATGAGCCTGAAGATTATAAGACTACTTATATCCCAGCAGCTACTACAGAGAAAGCTGGTGTAATGACCGCCCAAGATAAAGTTAATCTGGATGAGACATTACCCAAGGCTATTGCTCAAGAGGTTCAGGACCGTAAAGATGCTATCGAAGCTTTGGACGGTAAATCAGAAGCCGCTCTTGCTCAAGAAGTAGCTGATAGAAAAGCTGCAGATACTGCTTTAGATACCAAGTTTACTAAAGCTGTAAACGATGAAGCAACTGCTCGTACTTCTGCTGATACTGCATTGGGTGCAAGGATTGATAAGGAGATTGCCGATAGAACTGCGGCAGATACTACCCTTGAAACTAAGTTACAGAATAATATTAATACTCTAGAAGCTAAACATGATGCCTTTGTAGCAACTAAGGGTAAGGCTGATGGCTTTGCTCCATTGGATGGGAAGGGGTTAGTACCTGCTAACCATTTGCCTTCATATGTAGATGATGTACTTGAAGTATATGCTACCTATGATGTAAGCCCCACTGGAGGTCTTACTAATGTTCAATTGTATACGGATGCAGGTCACCAAACTCCCGTAGTTGGAGAATCTGGTAAGATTTATATAAATGTTGCCGATGATGAACCTCCATACCAATTCCGTTGGTCAGGTACTAAATTCGTAGACAGTAATACTTCGTCTCTTATCATTGGGGAAATTGCAGGTACTGCTTTCGAAGGTAGTAGAGGTAAGCATCTTGAGGATGTGGTATCTAGCATGCCTAAAAATTTAATTAGTAAGGTTTCAATAGCTAACAAAAATAAGCGTAATATTATTATCCTATGTAACTATTCTGCTACGGATGGTCAAGGGTATTACATTGATAAACCCGATGGGATGGTAATCCCTCTAACCCCAGCCACTACTCAAGAAGCTGGTCTGATGGATGCCGATAGTGTAATAAAGCTTAATCAAACCTTACCAAATGCTATTGAAGCTGAACAAGAGGCTCGTATTGCAAAAGATAATGCTCATGATAAGCTGATTAATAGTTTACCGAATGAAATAATGACGGTAATTAACTCTATTAATCCAGCTGCGGGTTATCTCATTCTAAAATATTTTAGATGGGTAAAGAATACTGAAGAAGGTTCATATGCTAAGGGTACTGATGTAGATGTTAATATCCCTGCAGCAACCAAAACTGCTGCTGGTGTAATGACTGCATCCGATAAGACTAACCTTGATAATACAGTACAAGGCCTGGCAAATGAGATTACCAATAGAACTAATGCTATCAATGCTCTTCGTACAGAACTAAAAACCTATATTGATAATCAAATCTCCGATACAGGTTCAGATGTAACTGCATTGGAAACTAAGGTAAATAACCATATTGCCAATAAATCTAATCCTCATGGAGTAACCAAAGCTCAGATAGGTTTGGGTAATGTTAACAATACATCGGATGCTGATAAACCGGTATCTACTGCTCAGGCTGCTGCTATTGCCAATGCTAAGGCTGCAGGTACTGCTGCTCAAACTTCTATCAATAGCCATGCAGGTAGAAGAGATAATCCTCACGTAGTAACTAGAGCTCAATTGAGTTTGGCAACTACCGACCAGGTAGTATTTGCTAAGACTACTGCTCCTTCCGGTTTCTTCAAAGAGTCTTCAGATGTTCGACTCAAATCTAATATTAAGGATTTGAATCATACTCTGGAACAGATTTGCCAGATACCAACTAAGTCATTCGAAATGCTTGGTAAAGAGGACGAGGGAACTATTGCTCAGAATCTTGAGGGATTGGGATTTGGTAAATATGTAGAGGAAGTTCCAGTAGAGAAATCTACAGTACCTAATCCAGAGGAATTCGAAACTTTGGAAATCAATGGGGAAGAGTATGTACTCGTAAAACAAGTTAAATATCACAAGATGTCAACTTTGGCAATCGAGGGTGTTAAACTTCTCTACGATGAGATTAAGGCTTTGAAGGCAGAGATTCAGGAACTTAAAAACAAATAAATCTTATGGGAGAGATAGCAACCTGGAGTGCTGTCAAAAGTAAAGTAGGCCTTGGTAAGGGGGGTAATGACTGTCCTACCAAGGCTGAATTGTTAGCACTCTCCCCTACAGGAACAGGGGAAAATTATGTGGGGTTGGAACTATCCAATGCCGGTTCCTATGGAAATAACGAAACAGTAAAGTTAGAGGATATTCATAAGGTAACTTATAGGTATACATTTACAGCTATAAATACTTCCTTTACTTTTCCTGCTATAGGTGGAGAATCAACCCCTGCTAGAATAGGTTTAACTTCAACTAAACAAAAGTATTGGGATGGGGTAGCTCAAGGCTCTTCGGTAACAGTGGGTCATACCGGAACAACTTTACCAGATTGGTTAAAGGGGTCTACTGATACTATGGGATTTATTGCTACCGAAAATTTAGCTCTATCTTCAAGAGCTCATACTAGAACTTATACTCAAGATGAATCTGGTAAAACCGTTTCTGCTACCTTCACTCAAGCTGCAGCTTCTCAATCTTGGAGTTATGGGTTTAGTGTAAACCCCACTTCTATGTCTTTTGGGGCAACTGGAGGTACTAAAACTTTCACGGTAACTTCATACAAGCAAGAATTAAGAAATGGCCATAATTATGGTAACCAAATTTCTTTAACTTATACTAGAGCTAATGGGGGAAGTATATCCGGTACCGGTACTTCAGTAACTATGGGTAATAATACTTCTACCAGTACTCGTAGTGGTACCGTAACTTTAACCCAAGCAGAAACCAATAAGAAAGTAACCCTATCTTGTTCTCAGTCGGCAGGTTATAGGACTTACAGTGAGATTACAGCAAGTGGAGGAAGTGTATCCGATATACCTGCAAGTGGAGGAAGTAGAAGTTCATTCTCAAGTATGCCATCATATTCTCAGACTTGGGGATGGAATGGTTCTACAACTGGAGGAGGCACAATTACAAGCGGTGCTAGCATTAGTTATGGTACTGCAGTTAGTGCAGGTTCTTTGGGAACTACTACAAAGGCTAGAACAAGGGTAGGAACCCTTACTGGTACCTTATCACTAAATGGTAAAACCAAATCTGTAAGTGTACCAGTATACCAGGCAGCAAACGAATTTACTGGGTATACCTATGGTTCTTGGAGTGTAAGCTTAACGGCAAATTCTTATACCATCGGTAATACTGGAGGTAGTGTAACTTTGTACCCCAGTGCAAGTAGACCCAGGTATGCTAACTATACCTCGGGTTCAACTGTAAGTGATGGCTCTGATAGTGCTACTCCAAGTTTAAGTACCAATGGTACCTCAGGATTTAGTCTATCAGGTACTACACTTAGTGCTTCTAAGAATACCAGTACAAGTAGTAGGTCTATTAGAGTTACTGCTTCTTATGAGGGTGCTTCCGATTATGTGGATATCACTCAGGGTGGAGCTAGTGTAAGTTATAATTACTACTTTTATTGGAATGGCATGGCTACAAGTGAATCTGTTTATCATGCTGCTGTTGGAGATACTTTATATCGATCTTTCTCATCCTATAAGACAAAAGTAATTAACGGGTCTGAATCTGAAGATATTTATGAGGTGGGTGTAAGCTTATCTGGTGCTCCGTTTTGGGCTACCGTTTCAGCTAGTAGTGGTAAGGTAACTAGTAAAGCTTCAGAGAACGTCGAAGAATCCTCAAGATCTGCTACGGTTACAGTTACACAAAATGAATCAGGTGAGAAGATTACACTCTCCATTAATCAATCTGCTGCGACGATTACCTATGAATACGTATTCGAACTATCATAGATTTAATTTACAACACCGGGATATTTTTATAGGAGATAATTAACTTTATTATTAATTTCTAAATCCAAAACATTATGGGAGTAGAAGTAAAAGGTGCTGGCGATGGCGTTGTAATCGCGGACAGAGGCTGCCATGATAATTGTTGCTGTGGTAATCGTAATTCTGGCTGGGACTCCGGTTGGGGTGCTGTTGGAGGTGCATTGGTAGGTGGTGGCTTTGGTGCGGCTGCAGTTTCTGTATGGGACAAGATCAATGACACTAAAGCTGACATTCAGAAGGTAGAGTCTACCGTTCAGGAAGCAAAAGCAGGTATCTACAAGGATATCTCTGATGCTGCCAGAGGAGTAACTCAAGAAATCAGGGGAGTTGCAAAAGATGTTGCCGGTGTAGGTAAAGAAATTCTTAACAACCGTTTCACTACGGAAAGAGGTCTTTGCGATTTGGGTTACAAAACGAATTCGGATATCCGAGATTCTCGTGACCAAATGGGCGCAGGCTTCAATCGTGTTATGGACCGTCTCTGTCACATGGAACACCAACAGTCGGATTGCTGCTGTGAAACCAAAGGCTTGATTAAAGAAGTGAAGTCCGAATTGGCTCTTCAACTTGAACGTTGCTGCTGTGACCTCAAGAATGGACAACAGGAAATCAAATGTCTCATTGAGAACACTGCAAAGGACCAGGAGATTGCCCGTTTGAACCGAGTGGTAGATGCCCAGAGAGACCAGAACATTATCAACCAAGTGGTTGCAGCTCTGAAGACTACTGGAGGTACTACAACGGCATAACCAATTGTCATACCATGATGATTAGAAAGGAGTACATCTATCAGGGGTGTACTCCTTTTTTCGTTTTAACCACTTGAACTAAGGAATTATGGAAAAAGAACAACTCACCGAATTTAAGATACAGTTAGCTCTACCGGCTCCCGATATAGAGATTGCACAAGAAGTAGCAAACAAAGCTCAGGTACTCATCGATCAATTTGGATACTATCAATTCTTAAACCTGGTAGACTTCATGCAAAAGAATCCGGGTGCAGTTTCATTTGGTTTAAATTTAATAAATAGAAAATGATTATGGACGAAAGAACATTGATTTTCCAAAAGTTACAAAAGGGTGAAGTAATCTTTACCTTAGAGAAAGACAGAAGGTCTGGTTATCCCATTTTCGATACCGCAAAGATTGTAAAGGTAGGCGAGAGTAAACCCATGGCATCCGGTACTAAAGATGGCTTTGTTAATAGTATCGAATTAGTGATCCAAGATTCTGTATCACAGCTTACAATATACCTACCTTCACAATCCGATGAGGGTATTTATAATGGGGTATATTATACTACCGATATAGTGAATATAATTAATGAGGTTACTATGCAAAAACAAAATGCCTTAAATATACTTAACAATCGACCAAAGTTTGAGGCAGTTGTTTCTGAATGCGATAACATTCTCAATTCAATTAACCAATCACCTTCTGCTCCAAGTAAACCTGCTCCAGGGTTTGAGGAGTTCCGTCAATACATGGACCAACGAATCTCCACTCAAGAGACTCTGTTACAGAGAATTGCTCAGGAGCTGGGATTGGATAAACCTAAACAATAGATAAGAATTATGCCAAGTAAGTCGGTTAATATTACACTATCGACTCCAGTTGGCCCTCTAGAAATATACGTAGATAAACGAGAACAAGCTCGTGCAGAAAGGTTGATTGCCAAAACTCCAAGTATCTTAACCGAAGGCTATGCGAAAGGTACAGAAAAGTTTGGTAATCAACTTCTTCGTATAGTAAGACGAAGTTTGAATACGGGTGTTCCACCACCCGGTACCCATACTTCTTGGCCAAAACATGCTCCAGGTACTGTAAAGAAATATGGGGAGCATACTCTATTACGACTCACGGGTCAATATGCCCGGTCGGTAAGTATAGTGAAAACCAAGAATAGAACTTTCGTTGGTTTACCAATTGGAATCAAGAAGATTACCTATACTGGTAAGACTTCAAGAAAGACTTTGAATCAGATAGCTATCATGTTAGAGTATGGTAGCAGAGATGGTAATTTACCACCTCGTCCTCTTTGGAATCCTGCATTTAAGGCTGCTGGTGGAAAAGCAGCTTTACAAAAGGAGATACGTAATGCGGTTAGAAATGAATTAAGGAAAGTAAAATAATATGTCGGATTTCGAAATATCTTCTTTATCAGGGACTGGTCCTGCTACTATTAGAGTGAAGCCTAAAGCAGCTAATGAATCAGAATCTAATAAAGAACAAGTAATAAAAGTGATAGTTCAGGGAGTAGAAAGGGAAGTTACTTTTACACAAAAGGGAAAACCCCAAGTAGTAGAAACTTGGAAGCCCTTCCTTACTATTTCACCTGACAGTGATAGTTATACTTTTGATGGTACCAAAAGGCTTGAGATTTGGGAAATATTAGTTTATAGTTATGAACAAAAATATATTGGTGGTGAACCTCAAGAAGAATATAGAGCCTTAGATTGGACTGTTGAAAATTCCTTGGATTGGTTAAATATAACCAAAGAGATTGGGGAGGGTAATAATGCTGGAAAATTAACAGTTAAGACGCTCTCTTATAACAACGAGTATGAGGCAAGTACTTATAATCCGAAGGAAAGAAGCGGTGTTATACGAATAGTATCTCAGGCTGGTACGAAAGATATAACTATAAAACAATCTCCTGGTAAAAGAACTACTGAGTATGGTTTTGAACCAACTCCTAATATACCATTTCCAAATGTGGGGCAAGGTAGTAATACTGCTTCTATTAGGGGTGTAAAGGGATACCAATACTACCATATCAATGGTTATGAAGTGGCTAAGTTTATAAAACCGTTTAAGATAACAGACATTAGTAAAACCATAGAGGGTACTATTCCTTTTCCAGGGCTGGACCCTATACCATTTAAAGTATGGCTTACCGATTACCCCTCTAATATAAGTACTACTTGGATTAGTGAATTAAATTGTACTGGCCATCTTGAAACCCCTATATCAGGGCTTGGTGGTGTGGTTGTAGTATATAATGGAGTTATAAATGATACTGGCTACCCTGAAGTTCAACTAACAATTAGATTAGGAAATTAATGGTAAATTCAGAAGAGATAGTAGAGAGAACTTTTTATATCTCTTTACTAAGTACAATGTTGGAAATGGGTCTTACCTTAAACCCAGAAGATTTCTTACCTTTGTCTCAAGAAAACGAAAAAAGATTTCAAGAGGCGATTAAGAATATGGAGAAGTTTATACCCCTATTTGGTATCGGGAATAATCAAGTGAAAGGACCTAAAACTCTCCCAAGGATAACCATAGAATTACAGGGTTATTATGCGGGAGATATTGGTGTGAATAAATACATCATTGGTGATAAACTAGAAGATGGTAATTATCAAGCTTCTGAATTCCCTTACGAAACTAAGGATATCACTATTGATGTACATCTAGTTTCTCAAACTCAAGCCGATATGAGATTACTTCATACAATCTTATATACTGGCTTACCTGCTAGAGGATACGTAAGACCTTATTTCAATGACTTAGAGGAATGGGACAAGGGCAGGCTTGCACCTACCGGAAACCTATTCATTGAAATTGGTAATTACTATGACCACCCTGATGTAGAACATGGTATACTTGAAAAGGTATATACCTATGTGTGTAAAGATGGCATTCTTTCAGAGAAGGCTTTGGAAGAGGGGACACTTACACCCATTAAGGATATTTCAGTTCTTATTGGGTTGTTAGAACAAAATGAAAATGAAACGTTAGAGTTAAAAGTACATAAGGTATAGGTACAATACTCTAGGGTATAAATTAAACAAGTAATTAACTTTAATCACAATAGAATTATGCCAACTTCACCTCATGTTGATTTTAAGTTTAAGAACAATAACGTTCTTCAAACTACTCCTATGTTAGGAGTTTCTTGTGTATTGGCTAGAACTACTAAAGGCCCATACGATGACCCTTCAGAAATCATTTCTACATTCTCTCAGTTCCAAAGAATATATGGTTCTGAAATTGTACCCGATGGTTCTGTATCAAATATCGAAAAGGCTTTGCAGGGTGGTTCTAAGCTTCGTGTTATTCGAGTGCTCGGTAAAGGAGCTACTCAAGGTACAGTAGCTGCAACAGCAAGTAGAACTGCTCCAGTTGCTAAATCAGAAGAAGAAGGAATAGCTCCTGCTTCTGCAGTTCCAGAACCTGCTACACCGGCTGCAATTATTACTATTGCTTCTGGTGGAACTACCTATAGTTTGGGATTGGTAACCAAAGGTTATGGAGACCCCATCGGTAGTACTGATACCTTCCAGGTAGGTTTCTATAAACAATCTAATACTTTGTATTATAGAATCTATTCGGGCAATGGCCAGGTACTTGAACAAGGTCCGGTAGTAACTTATAAAACTGCCGATGATAACAATAATACTTCGGTAGATTACCTTGCTCTTAGTGCTTTTGCTAAGAACTCAGAGTATATCAAACCGGTAGTTGTAGCAGGTTCATCTTTCGAGAACCTAATCAAATGGTTAACCGAGAGTGTAGATGGTACCAAAAATGCGGTTACGGTTACCGTAGGTGGGGCTGCTCCTACTGATACAGAGAAGATGTTTACCGGTACTGTAGGTAGTGCTGGAATTACACCCACTGCTGATGAGTGGATTGCTTCTCTGGACTTGGTAAGGGATTATACGGATTTCTATCAGTTACTCATTTCTCATATTTCTCAACACCTTACTGCTGATGATGATGTACTCAAGGTATATAAGGCTGCTGCAGATATGGCAAAAGAGTTGATGGAATGGGTACTGTATATCGAAGTTCCAAAACACTTGACCCATTATACTCAAGGTACACAACCCAGAGATTACAAAGCTCAGGTTACTTGGGTACAGACTTGCCTCGGTACTGTAGGTAACTCTAAGTACATTGCTTATTTTGGTGGTGGCCTTAAGTACTACAACGAAAACGGTAACCTTCAGGATTCCGATGTAGTGGGTACCATTGCAGGTTTGGGAGATGCTTCTGCTACTCAATACGGTCCTTGGAAATCCTTTGCTGGTATGAACCGGGGAGTTATTGGAGATGCCGTTGGACCAGTATGCCCAAATTATGGTTCTCCTTCTCGATATAATGAACTGAACACACTTGCTCAGAATTATATCAATGAGATGGTAATCAAAGATACTCCCGATGCAGGTAAACAAACCATGCTATGGCATTGCTTCTCTTCTCAGGTAAAACAGGATTCAGAAAGATTCCTTTCAATCGTAAGATTGAATTTGTATTTGAAGAAGTTCCTTCGTCCAGTACTTAACAAATACTTGGAAGAACCCAACGTTTGGGGAACTTGGAAAAGAATTTGGTTGGAAGTTAAACCCACATTGGATTCTTTGGTAGATGAAGATGCCATGACAGAATATACTTGGATGGGTGACCAGGATGCAACTTCTTGGGATGGTCTTTCCGTAAATAACGAAGCAGATGCCCGTCAAGGTAAATATCGTGCTATCCTTAAGTATAAAGACGTAGTTCCTATGCAAGAGGTAACTATGGAGATTGTAATTGATGCCGCTTCTAAGGCTGTATCAGTCGTAGAAACAAGTAATAACCTATAAAACATATAACGATGGGAGCAAAAGTAAAAAATCCACGGAAGAAATTCCTGTGGAGTATCATGTTCCCCAAACACCCTATCAATACTTATCTATTCCAAAGTTGTACTTTGCCTGATATTGAGATTGACCAGGTGGCTCATGGGGATGTCAATAGAGATGTTAAAACTGCTGGTAGGGTTACTATAGGTAATCTTATCGTAGAGAAACTTATGACTACTGCAGGTTCAGATACCTGGCTTCATGACTGGCTCTATTCTTGCCAAGACCATATAGTTGGTGGTGGCTTAGTACCAAGCCAATATTGGGAAACGGCTATTGTAAACGAACTTGCCGAAGATGGAGTTTCGGTTCTTAATACCCACGTCTTCGAAGAGGTATGGCCATGTAAGATTACCGGCTTAGACTTGGACAGAATGGCTTCAGAGAATACCATAGAGTCCATAGAGTTCTCGGTGGGTACTGCAGACAAATACTAATTCCTTAGTCTATTTTCACTAAGATTCGGTGGAGGGGTGGGATTCCTGTGATAGGAGCTCACCCCTTTCTTGTTGTTATACGGAGTACTATGAACATTTGTAAACATTAAATATATCAAAGTTATGGAATTTAGAACATTTAGATTTACCGGACCCTCTGGTTTCGAATATGAAATTAGAGAACAGAATGGAGCTGATGAAGACATTCTCAGTAACCTTTCAGACATGAAAACTTTAATGAACCTTACCAAGTTCATTGCAGCAATCGTAATTAGAACTAATGCCACTCCTAACGGTAAGCTAACCGTTGATGATGCTCTCAATCTACCAGTCAATGACCGCTATGCAATTATTTTCAATTCTCGTATATTCTCATTGGGAGAGGAAGTAGAATTTGAATATGACTGGGGTAAAGAGAACGGTGGTAAAGTTACTTATGGCCAAGACCTTCATGAGTTCCTTTTCGATTACTCAGAAGTACCCACTGATAATAGGGTATTTGATGAAAAACCAGATGCCATCCCTTATTATCCAAAGGGTATTCAATTAACCGGTCATGAATATCTTCTTTCATCGGGCAAGAAAATCAAATTTGATTGTATGACTGGTAAGGGAGAACAAGAGTTCATGAAGTTACCCTTGGATAAACAAACTAAGAATGCCCCCTTACTTTGTCGGAATCTTTACTTAGAAGTAGACGGTAATTGGGAGAAGGTAGAAAACTTTACTCCATTTACAGCAAAAGATATGGCTGAGATGAGAAAGTATATAATCTCTATTGACCCTATCTTTAAGGGAGAGTCCCATATTACTAATCCCTTAACTGGAGAAGAAAGAACTTATCCTATAGTTTGGGCACCCAATTTTTTCTACCTGACGGAAGAGTAATGTTAGAGAGTGATTTTGTTTATATCACCAGAGCCGAGATAGCCTTAGACTATTTCGGCTTTTTACGTCTTCCGTATAGAATCAGGAAAATATTTAAGGAAATGGCCGAACAATATTATAAACAACTAAAGAAAAGAAAATAAATTATGAATACCAGTAGGAGTATAGTAGAGGTCGGTGTTGCCATGGTATTAAAAGACCGATTCTCTCAGGAGGCTGGCAAGATATCTGGGTCATTCAGAACTATGATGAATGACATGAGTACCTGGAATAGAGGTATACAGATGTCAGCTTCTAATACAATGGACTTCGGAATGCAGCTCGTAGGGGGAATGGCAAGGGCCTATAAATACTCTGCGGGTGTTCAGAATGAAGTTTGGACTGCTTCGAAAATTGCTGGTGCTACCATTGCAGAACAAAGGGAAATGTTACAATTGGCAAAAGACGTCAATGAGATAACTCCCCTTACTGCTTCGGATGTTGCATCAGGACAAAGGTACCTGGCTATGGCAGGTAATAAATTCGATGCTATTAAGGAAATGATTGGGCCAGCATCTAAGCTGGCTTCAATCTTTACTATGCCAGTGGGACAGAAAGGTGGTGTAGCTGACTTGATGACTAATATCATGTCAATGTACCAAATCCCAATGGGAGAAGCCGCTAGAGTAACCGATGACTTATATACTGCAGTTACTAATGCAAATATATCTTTGACAGACTTAGCCCAGTCCATATCTTATGCAGGAGCAGATATGGCAACTGCTGGAGTAGACCTTCGGCAAACGGCTGCTGCCATCGGTGTATTGGGAGATATGGGTATACAAGGTTCTATGGCAGGTACCTCTCTGGCTAATATGATTCGTTACTTACAACTCTCCCTTGTTAATCAAAAAAAGAAAGGCTATAACGCTTTAGCAGACTTGGGCTTAAGTCCGGATGAGTTTTTCGATGCTCAGGGTAACCTTATAGATCTTTACACTATCTATCAGAAATTTGCCAAGGCGGCAGTAGACTTACCTTCACGGATAGAAACACCAACCTTCTTCAATATCTTTGGTGTTCGTGGTAATCGAGGCATGCTTCCAGTACTTAGAGATATTGCTTCTGGTAGAGATAAGATGGGTAAGATACTTGCAACCTATGATCAAAACATGGGAGCAGTAAATCGACTTAATGAAGAACGTCTTAAAACTGATGCGGGTGTTATTGACCAATTCGAATCAAGTTTAGAAAACTTAACCGTTACTGCAGGAGCGGCTTTGGGTAGAATATTTACCCCAGTACTCAAGGTGGGTAATTCTATCATCAAAGTAATAAATTCTATCTCTGAAACTTGGGCTGGTGGCTTTGCTCTTAGAGTAGGGGCTACAGCAGTAGTAGTTGGTACCATCGTTGCAGGGTTTAATACTGTGAGAGGTATTATAAGGTCGGTTGGATATTTACAAACTATTGCCACTGCTTCTACTGAGGGTATGTCTGCAGCAGCCATTAAGACGAACACCCAATTTGCTATTATGGAAGCTCATATGATAAGTATGGTAAATCTCATGAGGACTATGGTTCAATTGCAGATGATGATGGGGGGAGTTAGTATGAGTAGAGCTGGTAGATTTTATAATACCAAAACTGGTAGATTTGTTAAAACCCCGAATCCTGGAATGCCTCCTGCTACTTCACTCATTGGAGGTGTAGTTGGAGGTACCGTAGCTAACCAAGCTGGTAAACAAGCTGCTAAAACTGTTGCTACTAGAAGTTTAGCTTCGGTAGGTGGTAGGTTATTAGGGTTAATTGGTGGACCCTGGGGATTAGCTATTACCGTAGGTTTACCCTTATTAATAGAAGTAGGTAGTAGACTTATAAGTTCTGTTGATAGGAATACCGATGCTCAATCTAAAGAAGACCCCTCTGCTATCAGGGCTCAAAATGAAGAAAGGTTTTTAAATGCTATGAGAGCAGCTATTAGAGATGGATTAAAAGATGGTAAGATTAACGTCAGTGTAAATGGGGAAATATTAGGAGATTACTCCTTGGGCTCTCAGCAAGATTATACAGGTGTGGCATTAGGACTTTAAAATTAAGATACTATGGCTAGGATATTAAATAAAGCAGCAGGTAAGGTTGTTGAAAAATATAATGATCTTACGAGGGATACCGCAGGGGTTCTTACGGGTCCCCTAAATAAACTATGGAGAGCCAGGATATTACTCAATAGGACTACATCCACACTTCCAAAAGATGATGCTCTAAAGGGTAAACTCTATGACCCTAATGGGGTTGTGGGAGAGGCTCAGATATCTTCAAAGAATCCTACATTAAATAAACAGCTTCAAGCTAAGTGGAGGATGGAATTACAATTCCCCCGAATGGAAGAGGGGGAAGGAGTAGACCCAGCAAAAGGGAATAAGAACACAACCAATTATAGGAACTTCGAAGTCAAATCGGATATTAAATATCAGAATCAGGTAAGGATATATAATTTGACCGCTAATCCTACACAGTATATTACTCTACAGAATAGACCTCCAGAATTGGACTTTCGGGGTGAAACCACATGGGCAACTATTAAGTCCATGGGACGTAATACTCCTATGTATCATTATACTGGGTCTGAGGATATAATCCAATTTAATGTATCTTGGTACTGTAATGACCCTAATAATCCAGAAGAGGTATTAAATAAATGTAGGTTATTGGAAGCTTGGTCTAAATCTAATGGCTATCAATCGGCTCCTCCGATTGTTAAGATAGAATGGGGGGATTCGGGTATATTCAATAATCACTACTACATTATTACTTCGGCTACTTATACTTTGAAAAATTTTCAGAATGGCAGTAGGACTAGGGTTCCTGGGAAACCCGCTACTTTTGGAAATGGTAGGTTATTACCTGCAGCAGCTACTCAAGAATTAATATTCAAGAGAGTAAGTGCATATAACTTATCCTATGGAGACTTTATAAATTCAGATTCACTTAAAAAGACGGAGGGTATTAAATTATGATAGATGTTAATCAATATCGGGTTGGGGATAGCCCTTATAAAAATGCCTATGCTCTAAACTATGGAGATGGAGATTATTCCCTAGAAGCTCCTATCCCCTCAGTTCCTTCATCCTCAAATGATATTCAGCATACGGTTAAGGATGGAGAAACTCTTCAGAATATAGCTTTTAGGTATTACGGAGATTCTGGGAAATGGTATATTATTGCTGAGGCTAATGGTATACTAAATCCTTTTAAAGAATTAGAAAGTGGAACCCTTATAAGAATACCTTCTTATGGCAGCTAAACAGAAACCCATCTTATATAATGGTATGGGACAACCCTACCTGGCTTTGTTTGATTTTAGAGGTATGCCAATAGTGAATCCCATTACTGGCATACCTCTTGGAGCTTATATTAGTACATGGAATTATAGGTATGATGAAGAAAAGGAAAATTTAGCTACTATAACCTTTGATACTGGTGACCCAGATACTGTAGATATAGACTCTTTACAAGAGGGTAGTGTAATATGTCTACAGTGGGGATATATATATCCAGATGGGCAATTTATATCTGGGCCCATCAAAACAATCAAGGTTAGAGATTTTGAAGCTAGATTTGATTCCACAGGTACTCATGTAACTATTAAGTGTATTGATTCTATCGGAGATTTAAGATTTCAGCCGCCATACAATTTTTCTGAATCTCCAGGAAATAGTTTATCGGCTTATCTAGATAAGGGATGCGAGAATGGAACTGGGGTAATCATAGAAATATTTCAATAATGGAACAACAAATTAGTAATAAAGTATATGAGTCACTACAAGTGCCTACAGAACATGTACGTACTACTACCGGAAAAGTACTCTATGCTAACCGTTACAGTGGAGTAGCAGAAGTAGCAATGCCAGAAGATTTAAAAGCTTTAATAGATAGTGACTTTGGGTTAATCGGTAAAAATATCTTGGTTCAATTAGAACAAAAGATGAAAGGGTATACTAATGGACCATGGTATATAGATTCTAGAGATGGGGTTATTTATATTCATAATAGGAAGTTTCATGAAGAGCCGGTAACTACTTATACCTATCAGGGAGAGAATGGAGAAGTATTAAGTGTCCATTTTTCTACTCAAAAGGTAACTAAACGAGTTAAAGCTACTCTATCTCCAGTAGTGAATCCAGAAAGTAAAGACCTCGAAGTACTAAGTACGGGAATTGATGATGAGGAAAAATTACCTGAGATAAAAGCTAATGAGAACAATGGAGTTTATTATAAGAATTGGCATACCTCCGTTGGCAAATATGGTGCTGAGAATAACCCAGCTGATATCCTCACGATTAGGCAAATGCAAATCAACCATGCTCTAAAGACTGATCCAAACCTTATTGCTGCTATAGAAGCTAGAAGGCAGTTGAATGATAAATGGAATTCAGATGTAGCAGAGTATTCAGCAGCTAATCCTGCTGAAGCTTATCGGCAAGGTAAAGAGAAATTCCTTAATGAACTCAGTACAGATCAGGTACGTAGCATTATTAATAAGACTATACAGAAGGAAGAGTTTCCTTCTGACAGGAGAGCTGCATTGAATGCTGCTCTTAAGAATGTTACTAACGGCCAGAATTTAAAAGAGGATTTATACAATATCCTTAAAGATACCAGATACTTATTTGAAGGTAAGGAACAGATGGAGTATATGGTAATAGAGGATGTTGACCCAAGAGATTATGACCCAGAGCATACACCTAAAGGAGGAGCTACTGCTTGGAGATTGGAAGATGAGGAAAGTGTCTATCGTGGTATCTCAGCTTTAAAGAAAGGCCCTTATACTATGGTCATAGATGATACTCCGGTCATCAAATATAAGAGCCCCTCGAATAAGAGCTTAGGTATATACAGTGTTACTGTAAAAGTCCAGCATTGGAAGAAAGCCGATGTAGAGGTACCCTTATATAAACTGTATAGCAATCTATTCAGTAGATATGGAGGAATTGATAAATGGGCTTGGGCAGCTAATGCAAATGCCAATGGTGGTTTGAAACATACTGAGAGTAAACTCATATGTCAGATGCAGGTAGTGGGAAGACCTTTATTAGCCACTTCTCAAGTAATTATTCTTGAAAATGTTGGTAAACGATGGTCTGGGCCCTGGTATATAAAACAGTGTACTCATTCAATGGATCCAGGTCAAGGGTATATAACTAGTTTAGAATTAGTTAGAAATTCTAGTAGAGCAGGTTCTACTACTGCTAAACTTGGATTATCTACTCAATCGGTAGTAGCTAATGATGCTAAAGCTAATGCTAAAACTTCTAAGGGCCAGGATAAGAAAGCTTTGAGTAATTCCAGAGAATTAGATTTAAGCTGGACTTATAATGAGGTAGCTTACTTCATAGAATCCGGTATTATGGATAAAGAAGGCAATGTACTCGACCATAAGCGTAAGGATGAATTTCTTAGAAAGAAAGCTTATTATATGGAAGTATTAGCTAAGACTCCAATAGAAAAAGCTGAGGGTATAGCTATAACCTCTGGTAGTTTAACTACTTCTTCGGGTAAGGTATTACCAGGTAAGATAACTATTAAAGATATTCAAGTACCAGATGATTATTGGGTTAAGTTTGATTACATGGAAGTAGCCTTAAGGAGATTTAAAGAATATATTAAAAATAAGGAGGTGAAGTAGTTATGGGTTATGAAACTGCAAAGATAATAACAGAAGAAGGTATAGAGGGCATCGGTAGATATTACTCTGTATATCGAGGTATAGTTGTTAATAACAGTGATACCGAAAAGAAAATGAATCGGGTTGAGGTATGTATCCCCGAAGTGATGGGTGGTACTACTGCATGGGCTTACCCAAAAGGTCAACATGGTTCTATTAGTGGCGGGTTCAAATTTTTAACTCCCAAAATAGGAGATATAGTATTTATTACCTTTGAATACGGTGACCCCACTAAACCTCTATGGGAATATCATGGTTGGGGAATTAACCAAGTACCACAACCGTTAGATGGCCCAAACAAAATGGGTATAGTTACTCCTGAGGGCAATCTCATTGTAATAGATGATGATAATGGTACATTAAACCTTTATTTCAATGGTAACATAGTTGTATCTTCCGAAGCTAATATAGTGATATCATCTGAAAAGGATATTAATGTATCTTCTGAGGATTCAGTAATATTAAATACGGGTGAGAATGGTGGAGTAATCAATATATTCCAATTAACCGAGAAATTAAATCAAACGGTTAAGGAACTAGAACAACTTCGAAATATGTTCAATTCTCATGTACACTCTGGTGTAACTACGGGACCTGGTTCATCAGGCCCAACCCCAACTCAAATAACTAAACCTTTCTCACAATTCGTCGTAGACGATTATGAGGATAAAACCTGCATACACTAATGGAAAAGAATTACTTTACAGACTTAGTTGGTATAGGTGTAACTTATCCTATCCAACTTACAACTAATGAAAATGGGGAAAGAGGTTGGTACCCAGTAAACGGGGATTTTAAACTTATCCGGGATAATATAAGTTCGATATTATATTACATGATAGGTCAAAGATTCCGACAGGAAAACTTTGGTAGTAAACTATGGCAATGTATTGAGGAACCAAACTCACAAGCCCTAAGTTTTATAATTAAAGAGTTTTTAAAACAAGCCATAGGTGCATGGGAACAGAGAATAACCTTCCAAAATATCACAGTTACTAGAGTTGATGCAAAAATACACATAGAAGTAGCTTATGTAATAAATGGAACAAATTCTAGTCAGTACCTCGATATCACCTATGATAAGTCAGATAATTCATTAAATACACAATAATATGGGAATCACAAATAAATGGCTTAACCCATACCAGAGGTCTTATCAACAGATTAAGGCCAAGCTGGTTGAATCCCTTATGGGGCTTAAGGACCCTCAGGGTCAGAAACTCATAACGGATTATTCGGAGGGGAATATCTTAATTATCATCCTCTCTTTGTTTGCGGCAATTGCCGAAGTACTCCACTATTATGTAGATAATATGGCAAGGGAAACCTTCCTATCTACTGCAAGAAGGTATGATTCGGTAGTTAAACACGGAGCTCTGGTAGATTACCATGCTCGAGCAGCGATTGCTGCTACAGTAGATGTAATCTTATCTAGAAGTATTACTGGTAATTCTATCGGTGCTAAATTAACCATACCTCAAGGAACTCTATTTACGGATTCCAGTGGTAACTCTTGGTTATCTGCTAGAGATGTAACTTGGTATTCAAATGTAACCACATGTAAAGTACCTATAATTCAACATGAGAAATATACTGCAAGTGCTCTTAATAATATGCTAATACCTACTGGAGACAGGGTAATAGTTCACCTTGGTACATTGCCTAATGGTAAGTACTATGAACAGGGCTCTATGTCTTTACAGATAGGTGGAGAAACTTGGGTATTGGTAGATACCTTTGCAAAATCAAAGCCAACGGATAAACACTTTATGGTTTCAGTAGATGAAGCTCTTAACCCTTACATAATGTTTGGGGATGGAACTTTCGGTAAGAAACCTGCAGCAGGTGCAAAGATAACCAATGTAGTATTCTATTTAACCAATGGTTCTCAGGGTAACGTAAAGAGTAATACTATTACATCCGTACCCTCAATCATTTCTTCTTCAATCACTGATGCTACTGTAAGTAATGCTTATGATGCTGGAGGAGGTTCAAACTATGAGAACTTTACAATGCTCAAGGAACATATACCTTTGAGTGTAAAGACTCTGGGAGTAGCCATTACTAAGGAGGACTTTGAAAGCTTAGCTATGTTAGTAGATGGTGTAAACAAGGCTAAAGCCGATTATGAATGCGGTAGAAAGCTTACAGTATACATTAGCCCCGATGGTGGAGCTGTTGCATCTTCTGAATTAATCAGTAGAGTATATAATCTTCTATCTCAAAGGGCCCCTCTGACTACTTGGCTAAAAGTTAAGTCTGCAGGCAAGGTTCAGATTATTCTAGAAATGAACGTTACCGGTAAGAAGTCTTATAAGACGGCAGAGATACAAACTCAAATTCTTACGGCTTTATATAATGCCTATTCTCCAGAGCAAGCTCAGATAGGTGGAAGCGTAAGGGTATCAGACATCTATGCCCTAATAGATAATCTGTCAACTGTAGATTATCTACATCTAACCAAGTTCTATATTAAACCTTGGCCTACTACCATTTATGGTAATAAAGAATTAAGCCTTGGCCAGTTTAAGTTGAATAAGGCAAAGGGGTCAATGACCTACTATATAACCTTTAATTCATCAACTACTTTTACGGTACGTTCAGTATCTAATGGCTATACGAATACTGGTACAGTTGGTAATTCAATTCAGATTATTGATAAGGCTAATGGCTTTGATTTCTCTTTGGATATACAGAACAATAGTTATCAATCTGGATATAGATATTCTATTACCGTATCTGAACCAAACCATGACTATGAAGATCCAGGTTTTAACTTACCAGTATTCGAGAATGCTTCACAATTAACATTAACAGTTAACGAAATAGTATAATGATAAACCTCAAAAATCTAATCGACTTTTTACCATTCGAATATAAGGACCAAGATACTTATAAGGTAAATGGTAAAGGCATCTTAGAGAGGTTTCTAGAAATTTGTGGAGAGCATTTTGAAGATTATATTACAAAGGATATTGAGAATATATTGGATATTATCGATATAGATAAAACCCCAGATATGTATCTCAATTTCCTTTGGCAATTTCTTGGAGAAATGCCCTTTGCTTATGGGAACACGATAGATGCACAGAAATGGGTAGAGTACTTTAATGGGTTCTACTCGGATAGTAAACTCCAGGAGTTATCAAAGCTTTGGATAATACCCAAAGAGGGACCTTTTACTTTAACCAGTACTCAGGTAAGAAACATCTTGAGATATTCGGTATCTCTTTTCAAAATAAGGGGTACATCGGAATTTTTCGAGATCATGATGAGGTTATATGGGTTAACCTGTGTAATAACAGACCCAGCAAAAGCCGATGGGTATGATGGTTGGATAAAAGGTCATCCCCACTTTGACCAATACTATCAGTACGATAGTAAATATACCTTTGATAACACCTTTGATTGTTCTCAATGTATTTCCGTAAGTTTTAAACTTACTGGTCATGGGTATACTTCTAATTCCGAGGCTTTTAAAAAATTTAGGGAAGCCGTAGAAAGTTTCTTTACTAGATTCATACCTTATCATGTATCCTTCACTATAGATTACGGTTTTGTAGTAAACGATGGGTATTCGATTAAGGCCGAGTTGGTAAACCCAGACCAGCCCAACTTAGTTACTTCAGAAGTATATGAAGTACCCGTATTGGTAACTGTAACCTCAGATTGGGTGAATGCAGATTTGAGATATCAAATATCGAGTGATAGAATTAACTGGGGTTATACTAAACATGAAAGTGGTTCGGTATTTAATATTCCAAGGGCTGGTACTTATTACTTTCGAAGCGTTGGGGATAATTCTAAGATAACCCAAATTACCGTAAGGCAGGAAACTTATAACCGTTCATATACTATTTCTTGTGAGCCCATAACTGGTAAAATAACCCCAACTACTTTAAAGGTTAGTACAAGGGTGATAGCTAGAGTATCCTATAAAGGGACAGAGAAACTTTGTAATGTTCGATTAGTGGGCACCGATCAAGTAAAAATATCGGGCTCAACTTGGGAATTTACAAAACCCGGTACTTACTTTTTTGAGATTGTGGAATTTCCTGTAAAACAAACTTCATTTGTAGTAACCCAAGAAGAAGTTACTTATAAGGTAAGATGTACACCCTCAGAATTTAGAGTTGGAAATAATCAAACTATGAAGGATGCAGTTACTACTTTAACCATAACTTCAAATTACCCAGAGTCATTTACTGGAGAATTATATTGTAGGTTAATAGGTAATCCTAAGACTTTCAAGAATGGGGATAAATTTATTGCTAACAGCTATGGTACTTATAAATTCAAATGTACTTTAGATAAAAGAGAAACTGATGAAGGTGTGGGTATCTTTGAAGTAGTTTCAGGTAAAACTGCTATATATAGGATCAGTATTAATCCATCTACATCTACTCTATATAACGGTTCTGCAAAAACTACCGTAATAATACAATGTATTTCGGGTAATGGTGATGATTACCGAGTTAAAGTAGTAGAAACTGGGGAAACCTTCAATGCTGAAAACGGGCATGTATATACTACTAATAGAGCAGGTACTTATACTTTCCAATCTGTAGCCTACCCAACTGCAAAGACTACTTGGGTAGTTAAGAATACCCCAGTTGTATATCAGAACAAACTAAAGATAGTTCCTTCAGATCCTTCAGATTCAAAGTGGAAAGAACCTAACTGGTCATTACCCGAAAGCCAAATTGATGATACTTATGCAGTATATCAGTTATTGGATGAAGTATCAGCTTGTAAATTTAGCCTTGAAGAAATGAAAAACGAGGTCAATGTAAGTGGTACTGCAACTTGTGATGAAACTGGGGAAACCTATAATCTTGAATCCGAGATTGTATTAACTAAAGCAGGTACTTATACTTTTGTGGCAGATGATGGTTCTTCATTAAGGTGTCAAGTAATATTGGAAAATTACCCTACTATTATAGAATTAACCGTTGACCCAAGTTATGCCGAATTAAAGGGTACCATTAAACAAGTATATTGTTTAATTAGGTGTAGTTCTAATAAAGCTGAATTCGATAGTAGAGTTAGACAAGTTGGCAAAGTAACTACTTTTGATGCTGGTGGAGCCGGATATGAATTTACTACGGCTACCCCTGGAGAATACATTTTTGAATCAGTTGCCGATACTTCGGTACGGGCTAAGTTTACGGTAGTAGATGCTGACTTATTAAGCGTTAATCCTCAAAAGTTGGAATGGGAATCAGATGACACTTCTGAGAAGACATTTACCATTACCACTTATAGTAATCAAATATGGAAAATTGAAGAAGTATGATAAAGAGTGCAATAGACAATGTAACAGAGACTACTACTCAATCTCTGTTCAAGACTTCAATGGTTGGTTTATTTGGAGAATGTACCCAAATTATTTATGACCTTAGGTGGATGATATTACTCGCCATAATATTGATACTTTCAGATTTATGGTTTGGTATATCTGCAAGTAGAGTACAAGGTATAGTCATTCGAAAGTCAAGGGCCGGTAGGAGAACCCTAAATAAGCTGGTTGATTATATTTGTTATATCTTACTTGGGGCTGTAATTGGGAAAGCTATTGGAGAACCCTATGGAGTAAATCCCATAGGAGTATCCATTACTATAATGATATTATGCTACTGCTTCGAAATAGATAGTATCTATGGACATATATGTGAAATACATGGCATTAAAAAACAATATAGTATCTGGAAGATAATCTTTAAGCTGTTAACTCTCAAATTTAATGAACTCGGAGAAGCTTTCAGGGATATGGCAGAACAAAAGAATAACTTTAAAAATACAAAGAACAATGAAAACGTACTTTAAGTATGAAGGTATAATCAAATCTAAGGAAGCAGCAGAGGCAATTGCTGCTCCCTCTGGTTTGGGACCATTCTGTGGATTTGGCTCAGCCACCATAAATGGTAATAAATTGGTTGTTTCTCCTCAGGGAGTTTCTGGTAGTAAATTTGCTAATGTAATTAAGGATAGGATTACAGCAAGGTATATGTCTAAAGATTCTGAAGATGGAGAATTACCCGATATAAATTTTGGGTGTATTTCAAGAGATGGCTATATATTTATCTCTGATGAACAAACATTGACCATCGAGAATATTCAGGGAACCCAAGGGTCCACCGATGAAGTATTACTGTTTGCAGTACACACTATTATCTCCGAACCCGTAGATAATCCAGTAGATTTTGTAGCTTATTGGAATGAATCTTCAGAAAGTTTCTATGAGTTATATAAAAAATCTCTAGATATATACTACCCAATTTCTGAAGAGAATCGTAATCCCAATGTACTTAATAATGATACTTATTCGGATTATAGTATGACTCTTAGTAATCTTCTAGAGATGGTAGAGACTGCTTGCCCTTATTATTCTAATAATAAGAATTCTGTTGTTCTTATTGGGATATACGGTAAGGGTACAGATGCTATGACTAAGAGAAATGAAAACTTTTCTATTGTACCATATCAGGGTAAATTCCAGGAGATCCCATATACTACTGCTACTCACAGTATGATGAAAGAATCTTTAGTCCAAGTAGAAAAAATAAATACTGGATTTCCCGTGATGGATGAAACTGGGAATCTATTGAATATTAAGCAATACATTGATGGGCAACTAGAAGCTCTCAGAAAGGAATTCTCTGATTCTTTGAATACTGCTAGTTTACCCATAGGTTCAATAATTTTATGGGAAACCGATGTAATCCCTGAAGGATGGGCTGAATATACAAAGGCTTCAGGTAGGATAGTAATAGGATATCAGGCCGGAGGTATTCAAATTGGAGACGAGATGATGCTACAGAATATTGGGGATTTCTATACTCCCACTAAAGGTAACTTTGTTATTAAATTGAAAGGCGATGATTTACCAAGACATAGGCATGCTCTCGGTGTATCTAAAGGTAAACAGGATGATGCCAATACCTGGGAGAATGTTAGACCCCAATCTTTCTTTAATAGAGAAACGGGTTTAAATGGAGACTTCGGTAGAGGGACTCCCACCAAGGGTATTCAAGATGGTGCCATTGTAGTAAGTTGGAATTTAATAGGGGAATCTTTCCTACAAGAGACTTCGGTAGATACCTTGACTATCGAAAAGTTACCACCGACTATTACTTTAAGATATATTCAAAAAATATCATAGGTCGTAATTAGTTGTTAATATAACTCATATGTATTATTTGTATTGTCTAAGTAAACTCTTGTTTTGTTTTTGTTTTGCATAGTTTGTTTAGAGTAAACACTCGGAAAGGGACGTTGGGAAACGTCCCTTTTCTTTTGTGTTAATATCTAAGTTCTTCTTTAGCTCTATCTTCCCAATACTGTATATCCTGTCTAAGTTCAGAAATATATCTCATGGATTCATTAGTCTTAGGCATTTCGAAAAATTCTATGAGCATTATATTAGTAATCCTTGTACTATTTCCGAGTCTCTCTTTAATGAAGGGGGGAGGAGTAATTAATACTTCGAATAAAAGATAAGCATCCGGAGAAAGTTTATTTTTCATATAAGTATACATCATATCTATCATTTCGGATTTAGCTTTCTCTTCTTCACTATCATCTTCTAGTTCTTTGTCATTATCGAATAAATCATCCAGTTTAAAGAGGCTTTGATTATACTCTGCTTGTTCTCCGTATGCAGAACGAAGCAATTTATTCTTAAATGTACTCAAGGAAGCAAGAATCCTTGCTTTGAGATGTTCTTCAGTACATTCACCATAGTATTTATTAAAAACAAATAACATTTTGTCCCAGAAATAAGACTGAATTATATCTGGTGTAAGATTAAACCTTTTATAATCAATCTGTCTGGTAAGATTCCTAATCACTGGCTTACAGACTTTATAAAGTCTATTGAAAGTAGCTTCATCATATTCTTGCATAGGTTTTAATCGATGAAGCTCTGAGCCATTATTTCCTTTACTTTTTCCCATGTTTTTAAATATTCGTTATGCAAATATAAGTATTTTTTCTTATATAAAATAATAATATTAAATATTCGGGAGCTTAAGGTAGTGGATTAGTAGTTTCTAGTTAGTTGTCAACATACTCAGAACTATCTCGGTACTATCAAAATCTATTAGTTTATATAATATTGCAATATAGATATGAAGAAATTTAAAGACAACATCAAGTTTAGTTTTACACCGGATTTCCAACTTGAGATACTCCGGTTTGTTTTAAGAGATAAGGAAGGAGGTCTAGTCCTAAAAAGGATTAAAGCTAATTACCTGGTTCTTATTGAGCATGCCCTTATATTTGATGGTATATCAAAATACTTTAAGAAGCAAGGTAAGATGCCTTCAGAGAATATATTAAAAGAAGTATTAAAAGAATTGCTAGAATCAAAGGCATATATTGATTTGGTAACTAAGGATGACATCCCTAATATCAATAAGTTAATAAGCAATTTATATCACATTCCCTTATCGGATGCAGATTATATCAAGGAAAAAATTTACCAGTTCTCTACCTATGTTGAAATGAAGAACCTGAATGACTCTTTTGATTTAGATAACTTCGAACAATATGAAGAGTATTCAAGGAAGATTGAAAAAGTACTTCAGAAAAGTAAACCAAAGAAAGAGGACGAACCTATATACATGATTCGAGATATTACAGAGAGACAGTTTAAAAGACAATCAGAACCCTCGGTAATACCCTGTCCCTTTAGGCAATTAAATGACCTTACTAATGCAGGAGGTTATCCCGAACATTCTATTAATGTAATATTAGATAAACCTAAAGCAAAGAAAACTTTCTTCATGGTAAACCTTGCCCGAGGTTATCTTCGAATGAAGAAATCCGTATTATACGTAGATACCGAGAATGGTAAAGACCAAATCATGGACAGATTTATTCAATCTAGTATCAATAAAACCAAAAAGGAATTATACTCAGGTGAGTATGATAAACTTGAAGCTAAACATTTAAGAAAGCTTGCAAGATTTGGGGTTGAATTGGTGGTTGAGAGGGTACCTGCAATGATTACTAATACAACTTACATAAAAGAGAGGGTAGTTCAATTGCGTAATCAAGGCATCGATATTAGAGTATTAATGGTAGATTATGCAGGTAAGCTTGCCTCAATAGCTGGAGACCGAGAGGATTTCGAAAGGATTTCTAATGTATATGTAGATTTGCAAAACTTGGCAGAAGAGTTACATCTTGATATCATATGGACTGCACATCATATTACTCGTGAAGGTAAGAAGCATAGACTTACTAGATATGATGAAAATGATATCTCTGGTTCAATTGCTATTGTTCGTAATGCTCAAGTTATTGTGGGTCTTAATTCTACCGAGCAAGAAGAAAAAGATAATATACTTCGAGTTGAGATGGTAGTACAAAGGGACGGTCTTTCTTCAGGTAGAGCCTTATTTAAATGTGATGTTGAAAGACAAAGATGTACAGAATTTACAAGAGAACAACGTAAACAATATGATGAGGTATATGGTAAAAAATTGGATGAACAATTTAAGAAGAGCACTAATCCAGATGCGGATTCTAAGAAAAGGGAAAGGACTACTGGAGACATTTAAATGTAAGCTTGGATATCATGAATGGGTAGCTGTTCATTGGGCTGAGTTTAAACAGAGACCTCGTAGGGCAATCTTTTCTAAGAAAGGTGGGAGAAGAAAAGCCCAGTATTATGAGAAACGATATGTAAAATATTACTGTATGAGATGTGGGAAGAAAAGATATGAAAACAAAGAAAATAGAAATAGTAAAAGATAGATGGTCTGATGGGCTAGCTTTAGAAATATCCCATAATGGTTGGCAAACCACTTGTATCAACGATTTAGATTTAGAGGATTTAAAGAAACTTCGAAAAGTAATTAGAAAAGCTATAAGAGAGTATGAAAATAACTAATCAGTTTAAATCTAGACTAAGGACATACTTCTTTAAACGATTAGGAGCATTCGATTATAAGCACGGATGGTTACGCATTCCAACTTGTCCCTATTGTGGGAGAGAACATAAATTGGGAGTTAACCTTTCTATGTATAGAACCAATTGTTTTAGATGTAATGCCCATCCTTCTCCTGCTCAATTAATAATGGACATAGAAGGATTTACTGAGTACCATGAACTAATTAATTTTTTGAACAATGGACAATTTGATGAACTACAGTTTAAGGAAGAGAAAATCGAACTTGCCGAGAGTAAGCCCCTGTATCTCCCTGAGGGATTTAGAAATATTTCGATTGGAGACAGCCAACTTGCAAAAAGTATTAGGGGATATATCAAGAAACGTGGCTTCAACCCCGACCAGTTTTCAAGATTTGGTATCGGCTATGGAACAATGGGCACGACTTACGGGTACCTTATCATCCCGTTCTATTATCAAGGACAACTTAAATATTACAATGCTCGGAACGTTATCGGAAAAGGTCCCAGGTATAATAATCCCGATAAAGATATCACAGGCCTTGGCAAACAATTTATCATCTTTAATCATGACGCATTGGAAATGTACCGGTCGGTATTCATTTGCGAGGGAGCACTTAATGCTCTCACAATGGGCGATAGAGGAATTGCCACAATGGGCAAAGCTATTAGTCAGTACCAAATCAATGAATTACTTAAATCCCAATGCGAAAGATATATTATACTCTTGGACCCAGACGCCAAGCAATATGCAATCAATTTGGCGCTCAAACTTGTTGCCTATAAAAAGGTCAAGGTGGTGTTTTTACCAGACGGAAAGGATTGCAACGATCTTGGGAAAAGGGAAGTCTTAAGGTTAGTATATAATACTCGGTATCAAAGTTATCAAGAATTGATTGCTATCAGAAACTCATTGAAATAGGGAGTTCCTATTATATTATAAATAATATATTTATGCGTGAACCATCTATCCATATAACTAAGTCTCAATTTGAGGAAATATTAAATACCTTAGAGGTAGACAATTTCCCAGTTGAGGCTTTTTTTGTTATTGCTCGAAAGGAGGCAATAAATCATAGAGCAGTCTTAGTTTCTAACAATAAAAATACTAAGCGAGTTAATAACATATTACTAGCATCTAAGGGGGATGCTGCCCTCGTTGCTGATATTTTATATGCAACTCGTATAAAATTAAAGCATAGAGGAGTTCGGAAAATAAACGAAAGTAATTCCCGAGAATGGGCAAATTGTAAAAAGCTTGCAGAGATATGTAATACCTTTTGTGAGGATTTTAAACTTGATACCAGAGAAGGTTTTATCAAGTATATAGAGACTGGACTAAAAAGGATGACTGATTATCGTAATGTTATGCAAAGGTTATTATCTATGCAAGAAAACATCACTAATCAAATAGATGCCGAATTAGAATTACAGCATTCAGATTTGGAACTTACTAAGGAGATACATGATTACTTTATAGGTAAGATTGCTAAGGCAACTGGTATATATGAGTCTTATGAAAATAAACCAGAGAAGTATGTACACTTTGCAAAGGTAGGTGAATTCTTAAAAGAAGAGGGCTGGGATTATAAGACCTTCATCGATGCTCAGTTTGAATCTCTTGCATGGTGTAATGGTTTACCAGACATTGCACAGATGTATACCGATAAAGCAATTGAAAGATACAATAAGTATTTATATAAGAATAAGAATAAACAACTACTCGAAGATGAACCAATAGTAGAGGGAAGTCTTTGGGATAAAATCAAAGAGTAATATGAAAGGTTTACAATTTTTAGGAAACAGAGTGGAGGATGCAGCTAATGCTTCTATTGATGTCCTCAAGTATTCAGACCAGTCAGTAGATTATCCGGATTTTAAGAATATTGAACCCTGGCCTGATGAAATAATTAATATGTTCTATGTGATCTGGAAGAATGCCAAATTCTCAGAACTAAGTGCAATCATTATGTATACCCAACAGTCTTCTAGATTCGAAGAGATATCTGAATTGATGTTGGGGATTGGTTTGGTAGAAATGAGACATCTCGATAAGATATCTGATTTCTTACAAAAGGCCGACCCTTATGAGGATTATTCTATCATGAATATTAATCCCACAATTGAGATTGGTTCTACTTGGGAACAAGCTTTAAAGATTGCTTGGGATTCTGAGATAGAAACTATTGGTCATTATAAAATGATTCAAAGGGCAATTACTCAATATAGTGAACGTTCTGATTATAATGACGTGAATTATTTCCTTGAGAAATTGATTGCGGATGAGGAGCATCATATGAAACTTCTCAAGGAAGCAATGGGTATGGATAAAGCTACTAAAGGTGTAACTGTAATTATCAAATGAGTAAGCTAATTATTCAGAATGGAAATATGTGCGAACTTGACTTACCTCTTAAGTTCGCACAGAAACTTTATAATGAGTTTGCCATTCGACATCCAAATGCTTTCTACTTACGTACAAGGCAAAGAGGTATGCAGAATTGGGATGGTAAAATTCACTACATTACCAAGACTGGGCAATTTAAAATAGGTTTACTTCCTAAGGTATACGATATGTGTATTGAAATGGGGATTAAACCTAAAGTTGTAGATATGAGACAACCTTTACCTAAAGTCAGTAAAGTTGTTACGAAGATAGGCAAATATAAATTAAGACCAGAACAGAAGAAAGCAGTCAAGGCTGTAATTAATAATACGATTGGAGGTAAACCATTTCATATCGGAGTATTGGATTACACGGTTAATGCAGGTAAAACTCTTATTATGTCGTCTTTGTATTTATCCTATAAGAAGCAGTTGAAGACTTTGTTAATAACTAATGACTCGGATTGGTTAAACCAAGCTAGAGAAGAATTTAAGCAATATCTACCCGGAGAGGATATCACTTTTGTTCAAGGCAAAGTTTTAAACTGGAGTAACTTCACAATAGGTATGGTTCAATCTATTTCTCGTAATATGAGGTTCTATCAAAAAGAGTTATCTCAAATAGATATGGTACTTATAGATGAAGCTGACCAAGGGGGCAGTAGGCAATATCAGAATGTAATCACCCGGTTATTCAATACTCGTATTCGTATAGGACTATCTGGTACCATCTATATGAGTAAGCTTGCTAAAGATAAAGTTAAGAATATGAATCTTGAATGTTTCTTTGGTAAGGTACTTGCCGAGTTTAAACTTAGGGATTCTATTAAGAAGGGTTATTCAACTAAAACCGTAGTAAAGATGGTACCAGGTAAACCCTGGTATGGGAATTGGGAATCCGATCGTATATCTTATAAAGAGATATATGATGATTCGATTACTAACAGTTATACTGCTTGGTTAATGGCATATTCCAGATTACGATGGAATATTAATCAAGGCAGATATCCTGCTCTCGTAGTTTGCAAGCATATTGCACATTGTGAAAATCTATATAAATTCTTTAAAAAGAAACTGGGCGATGCCTATAATATTGCCTATGTGCATGTTAATACCAAATCTAAATTAAGACAACAAATAATGAAAGATTTTAGGGACGGCAAAATTGATATCTTGGTATCAACTACAATCATTGCTCGGGGCAAAAACTTTCCTAAGCTAAGGTATTTGCTTAACGCAGCAAGTATGGATAGTCAAGAAAAATCTATTCAGTTCCTTGGTCGTTTGGTAAGAACCGATAAATCGAAAAAGAAAGTGTACCTTGATGACCTTCACTATCCTGGTAATTATTTAGATAGGCATGGAAAACATAGGAAGCAATATTATCAGAGACAAGAATTGAAAGTAATATTGTTAGATAAGCTATGGAAGAAACATCCTAACCATAGCCTTATTCAGAGTTAACTAGAAGTACTATGAGTAATTACTTTTCTCCGTAGGAGGAAATAATTACATCCTAATAAGCATACGGGCATTATGAATAAAGATAAAATTATATGTATCAGGGAAGATACTGATGAACGATTAATACAATTACAATCGGAAGGATATAGAATAATACAAATATCCGCATCAGGTATCTACTGCTGGATATTATTAAGGAAACCAAATAACAATAAAGAATAATGAAACTGATAGACCGAATATTAAATTGGATGAACCCACCTGTCAGTAATCCCAAACATGTATTCAATTGCAGGGATTTGGCATGGGTAACCCATATTAAACACTGGAGATATACCCCGGATGTTTATACCCATTCATTTAGTTTATATTGGGGATCTGGATTAGAGATCAAATTACAACAAGATACTACTGACCCAGAATCTTGCCCAGAATTATCTAAACTCAGGGAACTATTTATTAATAACATTGGTTATTCATATGTAACCCTAGATGATATTACTAACATATACATTTATAAAGAAAAATGAGATGGCAAAGAAAAAGAAACAACTTCCTGATTTATCAAAACATGATGTACTTACACCAATAGATGTTAGTCAATTGGGTACTAACGGAGATCCATGCTTTGGTATTGGGTATGATTTATCTACTAAAGAATGTAAATTATGCGGAGACTCAGAACTATGTGCGTTCAAGATGTCCCAGAACTTGAACATTACAAGGAAAGAATTAGAACAGAAGAATCAATACAAAGATTTGGATGTATTAGAAGACACGGTTGGTATCAAGAAATACATCCGAGGCTTGATTCGGAAAGGGAAAGACAGAAAAGAAATTATTACCAAAACAGTTGAGAAATTCGAAGTACCTAAGAAACGTATTAGAGAACTTTATAAAGAATGCAATGAGAAAAATTGACATGATATGGGCTATGTTTAAAGTATACTTTAACAACCCCAATTATTTAGTAAAGCAAAGCGATATACTTGCTAGTTTGTGTATGGAAGGTTCTACTGATGTATTAAGAATGTGTAATTCATTGGGAGTACATGTTTCCAGACCTGAGAAATTAACCTTTGGACAACTTTTACATAAATGTAATATATTATGAACAGATTCAGATTTATCAAAGTAAGGGAGGTAATATCTCCAAACAGAGCAAACCCCAATGATGCTGGGTTAGATTTTTATGTACCAACTGATTTATACCCAGAGCATATTCATTCTAAAAATGAATTCAACTCCGAAGGTTATGATTTAGATGTTCCTTTTGGTGAAGCCTTTGTAAGGCATATAGCTTTAAAACCTGGACATCGTATACTTATCCCCTCTGGTATCATGGGATTGCTTGAACCACCTGCCTCTATGTTAATGGCTGCTAATAAGTCAGGTATAGCCACTAAGCAAGGTTTACTCTTTACAGCTGAGATAGTAGATTCCCCCTATGTAGGAGAGATACATATCGGAGTATATAATGCTTCTAATAAGGCTCAAGTTATCGAATGTGGCAAGAAGCTTGTACAGTTCATACATGTTCCCATCTACATCACCGAGCCAGAAGAGATTCAACAAGAAGAATTCTATACTGAGTCTCAAATGTGGGGAAGTAGAGGAGATAAGGGATTTGGTTCATCTCAAAACATAAAATAGTGGAAGATAATATATTAGGATTCCCAGGATATCATATTACTCGGGGGTAAGCTTTATAATAAGGGACATCCCGTAAAGACTTTCTTCCATAAAGGATACGAACGTACTAAACTTAGAAATAATAAGGTATCTAAGAATGTAAAAATACATAGATTAGTAGCAGAAGCCTATATACCTAATCCGAATAATTTACCAGTAGTAATGCACTTAGATGACAACCCTTTGAATAATCGTTTAGAGAACCTTAAATGGGGTACTCAAAAAGATAATGTATATGATGCCATTAATAAGGGTAGGTTGAAATTAAAAGGTATAAATAATCCTATGTATGGAGTAAGTAGAAGAGGTCTATTTGCTCCTCATACTTCATTAACAGTACGTAGTATTCGAAGATTAGAGAGATTGAAATTAAAAGGTAATACTAACAAGTACATAGCTAAAAGGTTGAAGGTTAGTAATGCTACTGTTGGTAATTATCTTAATGGTAAACATTATAAAAGTTAACATTTTGGATATAAGAAATATAAGTGAACCAGTACCTAAAGTAGAAACTAATTGGGTACTATCAAAGATGTATGAATTGGGGTTAGAACAATTGCAGGGATATAGGCAAATAGAGCAGTTACCTGATTATCCCTTTGATATCAATAATGCAAAGAACCAGGTAATACTCAAGGACTTTATAGGTAGGGTAATTGAAGAACTTACCGAGGGTTTTGAATCTACCGAAGAAGTATTTGAATTATGCCAGAAGAATGGTTGGAATATCGAGATGTTCAATGAAAACGAATGTCAATCCCTATTGAATTCTCTTGCTAATGCAAATGAAGAACAAGCAGATGCTTTAGGCTTTTTCTTTACTCTTCTAGTATATTCAAATATACTTCCTGAAGATATTCTTAGCTATAATAAGGCAAAGAATTTATTTGATGTGATGGCTATGGGTGTTAAAGAGTTAGTGGTAAAATATTCCGACTACCAGAATTTATTGAAATTCGATATTATTTGTGAAGAGGATTTTTTTGATGAAGATGGTAAATGGGAACAAATCATCTCTTACATTCCTGGTTTTCATAAGATGAATGAGTTATCACATGAGGCAGAGAAGTTATACTTATGGGAAGTGATATATGAATTGAACAAGGCAAGGAATTTCCTTAAGTCTAGACCTTGGAAACAAACCCAAGTAATGACTAAAGAGATAGACTTCCAGGAATCACTGGTAAAAGCTTTCTACCTATATATGGGATTCCTTGCATTGAATGGGTTCACAGACCAAGGGTTATTCAGTTTATTCTTTAAAAAACAACGTCTCAATAGATGGAGGCAACAAACTAATTATTAACATGTCAGGATGGAACCATAAATTAGAGGGACTTCAACTTAATCCGGAGGAGTCCCTCCATTCGTTAGAATTTGCTACCTCACAAGAAGCATGGGAAAAACTCAATGAGGGATTCCTAAGATTAGAGCCTGCTTTATTTGCAAAGGGGGCTATTGCCAATAGTGGGGTAGCAGTAGTGTATAACGTATTCATAAAGATACGCAATGCCTGGGTAGACCCAGAATTTGATTATGGGAGATGTTTCAATTATAAAGAAACTAAGTGGACTAGCTTATTGAATAACTACATAGACTTTAATAAGCTTGACTTGTTGCGTAGTAAACTGAGAGTACTGAGAAATAAGTACAATCAGAATTACAATATAACCTATATGTTTAACAATCATCATGATAACGGAAAGCAATGTCTAATAGCAGCGACTTTTTCAAAACGATTCGGGGAGGACATCCCAGTTATTACAATGGTAGTTCGGGCTTCAGAGATTACCAAGAGGTTAATATTCGATTTCCTATTAATTCAACGAATGTCAGAGTACGTATATGGTCCGGATCAGTCAGTACAAATCAACCTATTCGCGACTCAAATGTACGGAAATGTGGAGACACTTCTAATGTATCATACCCATAAGCCATTGAAGAAGGTACTTAAGGGGGCAGAAGAGAATGCTTGGAATAAGAGAATAAAAGAGATATGGAAGAAATTCCAAAAGGGTACAGAGAAGGAATTCTCTTCATTCAAGGTATTCTTTAGAAGTTTTAAAGTACTCAGACCTGATTTATATGAAGAAACATATAAATCAATGAAAGCAAAAGAATTACTTCTTGAATACGAAGATATTGAATATCCCGAGAATGTAATTTCTTACTCTCAACGTAAAGCCTATAAGAAGAAACTTTTAAAACAAAAGAACAATGGAAGCTAAGGAATTTTTAAATCAGAAGCGTATAGGATTAGTAAACAAATTCTATTACCAAGTTTTTGAGATTAAAAAGAACGGTAAAGAACCCGATATACCCTTGTTAATGAAAGAGATAGAGGATTTTGATCATTTTGTATACCGCTACTGGCCTATGACCTGGGTTAATTCTACAATGACATACAATTAAATATTTATATTATATGAGGATATATTCTAACAGTTTTGAGTTGATGTCCGAAATGGGCAGAGAACTCAACAGTTATGGTCAAACTGTAAAACCAAAGACCTATCAAAATAAAGTGATTGAAGGTAATGAGGATTTTATTACTAAAGAACTCATTTGCCAACAATATTGCTTAACTTCATTGGGAGACCCAGTATGGTTATTTGTATTCTCACATTCAAAGGAATGGGCAGATGCTGAGTTTCAGGAAAGAATTGGTTGGTATGAATTAAATCCTGGTAAAGCTTGGGAACTGAGAAAAGATTTATGGGAACAGTTCTTGGTGAATGGTAGATTTGATTATACTTATCCAGAACGTATTTGGAATCAGTTATCGTATGGTAGTACATCATTTAATTGTGATTCTGCCATGCAATCGGTTATCGAGCTTCTTAAAAGGGATAATGATACTCGTAAGGCAGTACTCCCTATATTCCATGGTACAGATTTAAGATTCCTTGATGGTAGTAAACGTATTCCTTGCTCTATGTATTACGATTTCCTTATACGTCGGAATGGTAAAGGAGAGAGGGTATTACACATTTGCTATCATCAAAGAAGTTCGGATTTTATAATTCATTTTGGTAATGACGTATACCTTGCATGGAGACTTATGGAATACGTAGCTAAAGAGGTAGGAGTAAAACCAGGTTATTTATATCATACTATTGATTCTCTTCATGCTTATAAGAAAGATTGGACAGCATTAGCTTCTAATCTGGAAGACTTACAAGAGAAATACTAATAATGAGGGATGTATCTACTACTGGTGGGTATGTCCCTTTTTCTATTTTAAAATATGGAGACACGGTATACAATAATAAAAAACAAGAGGGAGCTTAAGAAACTTATTGCTTGTTGTAAAGCTACAGGTTATGCTTGCTGTGACTATGAAACGAATGCAGAACTTATTTATAATAAGAGTTTTAAACCTACAATTCTCTCTGTATCTTGGATGCCTGGGTTTGGTGCTTCCATCCCTTTAGACCATTTCGAAACAAAAGCTTATACTTCACCAGGTTGGAATTGGAAAAAGATGTTAAGGAAATTTGGGGAAGAAGTAATTGAGAATTATGAGATAACTAAGGTTGCATGGAACTGGAAATTTGACGACCAGGTAAACCAGAAGTATCATATATTCTACAGAGGTACATGTTTAGATGGGATGCTTGCTAAATATGTTCTCAACGAGGAAAAACCTCATGACTTAAAGTCAATGGTAAGAAGGTATTTACCAGAGTATGGTAATTATGAAAAGCAAGATGCCTTTGATAAGATACCATGGGATAAAAAGGAATTAGACCCACTTTGCCATTACGGTTGTCAAGATACGGATTATACTCTTAGGTTAATGTTATTCTTTGAAAAGAAGTTGATTGATTTGGGTATGTATTCGGTATTCCGTAATTTATTTATGTGTAATTCACGAGTACTCACCTCAGTAGAGAAAGAGGGATTATATCTAGATACTGAGTTCAATAAAAAGCTTCTGGAAGAATATAAACCAAAAATAGATGCTGCTAGACAAGCAATATATGACTTGCCAAGAGTAAAAAAATTCGAAAAGAAGTACAACCAAGAAAAGATTGATAAGTATATTCAATCTATCGAAGCTGAACTTGAGGAGTTAGATTATAATGACCCAAAAGACAAACGAAAGATTGCATTAAGGGAACAGAAAATATCGAATATCAAGGCAGGTATATTTACAACTAAAAAGGAACAGGAATTAATAAGACCCATTAACCTTGGTAGCCCAGTTGATTTGCCTAAGCTAATGTATTCAGAGGATGGATTCCATTTCGATGTAATTAAAGATAATGATTCTGGTAAACCAAGTACAGATGAAGAAACCCTAACTAACTTAAGGTTAACAGTTAAAAAACCCGATTCACCAAAGGCAATATTCTTGGATAAACTTCTCGAACTAAGAGGGTTAGAGAAAATGTATAAGACTTATATTTATGGGTGGTGGGAAAAGGTACAAGATGATTCTCGATTACATGGTAGATATAACATACATGGTACTGACTCTAATAGGTTTAGTTCTGCAGACCCAAATATGCAGCAGATCCCAAAGACAACAGTAGACCCAAATATTAAGAAACAATTGGTAGCTCCTCCAGGTTATCTATATATGGCATTCGACTACTCACAGGCAGAGTTAAGAATGATGGCTCATTTATCAGGTGATGAAACTTATCTGGAAGCATTTGCAAAGGGCGTAGACCCTCACCTTGGTATAGCAGCAGCAAAATATGGGGTTCCAATTGAGGAAGCCAGTAAAATATACGAAGACGAAAGTCACCCTGACCATAAGCTTTGGAAGACTAGAAGAAAACAAGCTAAGCAAATTGCATTTGGGCTTATCTATGGAATTGGAGATGCTTTGCTAGCAGTAAAATTATCAGACCCAAAAGCTGGTATTATAGTTACTAAAGAGGAAGCTCGTAAGGAGATGGATGAGTTCTTTAAGAAACACCCAAAGATACTTAAGTTCAAAGAGAAACAAGAGAAATTCCTTCGTAAGCATGGATATTATACCCAGTTATTTGGTACTAAGAGAAGATTACCCCAAATATACTCAAATGATAAACAAGAAGTTGCTTATGCCATCCGTTTGGGACTTAATTTCCCATGTCAAGGTGCTGCAGCAAATATGACTAATTTTGGAGCTATTCTTGTTTATTGGTTAATGAGACAAGGTAAATTACCACGTATGCTTGAAGTAGCAACTGTTCATGATGCAGCCTATTTTTACTCAAAGCCTGAATATATTAATACTTGGACTGTTTTTAAAATATGGGATATATTGAGAAACCCTAGTACTAAGAAATATTTTGGTTTTCAAGTGGATGATGTAGATATGTCAATGGACTTCTCTATTGGTAGGTCAATGGCAGAAGAATTACCTTTTATTCCTGGGTATGATTATAGAAAGATGCTTCAACCAGATTTCTCAGTAGAGGAGTATATGGAAGAACATAAGAAGTATAAGAATGTAATCATTAAGGATTATCCTAAATTGTTTAGTAAAGAGATAAAGCAGTATGAGGAAGATTTTAAAGGGAAACTTAGATTGCATTGGTTGCCCTAATTACCATGTTACCAAGAATGGTAAGGTATATTCTAATTATAAGGGTAAAGGTTGGGTAAAATTATCCCTTAATCGAATTAAAAATAACGGATATGTTATAGTTTCTATTAGGGATACGAATGGATATAGGTACACTTATAACATTCATCAATTAGTAGCATTAGTATAGGTACCAAACCCAAATAATCATAAGTATGTATGTCATAAGGATAATATAAGAACTCATAATCATTATAAGAACTTATATTGGGGTACTGCTAAGGAAAATACTCAACAATGTATTAGAGAGGGTAGGTTTAAATTTTCAGATACAAAGTTAAGTAGACCCGATATACTTCAATTACTTTATGAGTATGATACTGGTATGATAAAAGCAAAACTTGCTAGGAAGTATGGGATATCACCCATGTTAGTATATAAATATATTAAGAAAAGAAAACGTTATGAAAAAGATTTTGAACGGACCCACAGTATGGCGAGCTAAGTGCCCATACTGTGATTGTGAATTTGAATATGATTATTCAGAAGTAGATTCACATACCTTTGCAGATTGTAAACTTGTAAAATGTCCTGGATGTAATAGATATTTACATCATGAAGAAAATCCAAAATCACCAACAGAAGTGAAGAAAGAGGATACTATGTCCACATAAATAAAATAAATTTATGAAACCATGGCAACAAATGAGGAATATCAAAATGCGAGTAAATTAACTGCCCTTACCTATATGATTGCAGGATGTTTGGGTTATTCTATTGAGAATCTGTTTAAATACCTGGATGCTACGAATTTAAAGGTAAGTGGACAAGAAAAGATGTTATTCAATAGAGTAAAGACCCAATTACATCAATTACAGACTAACCTTACTACATTAGAAGATATGGCTTTTAAAGTAATGGCCACTGATGAGGATGGGAAACTTGCTTATGAAGATGCTACTCATATTTATTGGGCAGCTTTCTTAGTATTATTAGATAGAGGGGGAACTGATAACTTATGCGACTTACGATTAAGAGCTTTAGTAGATAAGATTAGTCCCTATAAATCTCTTCTTAGATTGCCTGGTATGAGTTTAGCTTATCAAATGGCTTTTGCTCAAGTATCTAATGCTATAAGTAAAGGCGAATTTAGTAAAGAAGACTTTAAAAACCTATTAGAAGTTTATGAAGACGGAGCTAAAAAAACTAAAGGTTAAATTTGAGGGTAGGACCCTAGAAATTGATATTCAAAAAGAATTGTCTATCAATGAGAATATCATTAATTCTCAGCTACGAGAATCCCCTTCTAGTTATTATATTCTTTGTTCTCTTAGAGATAAGTATATAAAGGAAAGAGATGCTCTAGCAAGGGAAAAAGAAGAAGCTTATTCGAATGCCTGGTTATATTATAAGGATGCTAATGAGAGATGGAATAATGAATATGTATCTCATAAGGCAAACCTTAACAAGAAATATTCTTCCATCAATGAAAGGTATTTGAAAGCTGTAGAAAAAGCAAATAAGTTCATAACTATATGTAAGTGCTATGAGTCACGCGAAAATATATTAAGAACTATTAATGCGAACCTAAGAAAAGGTTAACCCATTGAACTATAAACAATTACTAACTTTTAAAAACAGTATCAGAATATGAATTATTCAATGACCTTTATCTCACCTCTTGTGGCTGAGAAATTTAATCAAGAATTACCTGGATGCCCTACAGAAAACCGGGTACTTATTTTATCTCCAAAGGAGGTAAACCAAACTAAATCGGGTTTGATTATCCCTGAACAAGTAAAAGAGGGAGTTCCTCGTAAAGGAGTTGTAGTAAAGAGTGGGGAGATTACAGAAGAATATAAAACCTATCGGGAATTGGTGGGCATAGGTAGGATAGTTACCTATGGTTTGTATGCGGGTAAAGAACTTGAATTCGAAACAGATAAATTATCTCCTGCTCTTCAAAAGATCTTAGAGAAAAACGTTCTTACCGTATTGAGTATGAATGAGGTAGTCTATTCAGAACCGAACAATCAAAATTAATCATTATAAAATTAATCATTATGATAAAAGATAAGAAGAAAAAGAAAGTTTCATCAGAGGGACTTTCTACAAAAGAAAAGATGCTAGCTAGAAAGAAACAGCTAGAATCTAAGGGAAATGGTAGTGGGTTAGTATATCCAAAAGAAGGAACCCTGAGAATGAGAATTAAATCTCCGGGTGATGACCAAGAATTGGGTATCGAAATTATTCAATTCTACCTGGGAGGCGATTTGGGAGGAGTTATATCTCCGGCTACTTTTGATGAACCTTGCCCATTTATGGAGAAGTATCAAGAATTGAAAAACTCTAAGGATGAAGACGACAAGGAACTTGCCAAGAATCTGGTACCAAGAAGAAGATATGTTATTGGTGGTATAATCTATTCAGATGAAAAGGGTAGTAAGGTAGATTATGAAGGCAAAGATAAGGGAGTTTTAGTTCCTCGCTCAGTATACCAGGATATCATTGACCTATACCTTGATGAAGATGAGGCAGGTGATATGACCGACCCAAAAACTGGTTATGATATTAAGATAATACGTTCAGGGTCTGGTAAACTAGACACCACTTATTCTGCTCGTGCTTGCAAACCAACTAAGTTGGACAAGAAATATCAAGGTACAATTGACCTTGAGGGTATAGTTCGTTCTCAAATCAAATCCTATGATGAGTTGAAAGATTTACTTTCACAGTATCTAAATGAAGACCACGGTGATGATGATGAGAACGATAATCCAAAGAAGAAAAAGAAAAAGGGAGTTCACAAAGACCATTACATGGAAGACGATGAACCCAAGAAAAAGAAAAGAAAATACAAATCGGATATTTAAGGGTTAGTAATAATAGGGTTTCATTCGAGGGTGATAATTAGATTCGTTCGGTTATCACCTTCTTTAGTTTAAATACATTACATTATGGCAAAGAAATCGAAAGTGGGTTTAAAGGTACCAACAAAAAATGAGATATTAAAGAAATATGGGGGCATGATGAGATTGGCTTCAGAAACTGTAGAATCAAATCTATGGTTGCCCTCAACCTTCTTTGCTCTCAACTATACCTTTGGTGGTGGTATACCATTCGGTAAAATTTTAGAAGTAGCTGGAGAAGAATCATCTGGTAAATCTCTTATTGCCTATAACTTTGCATATACTTGTCAACAACTCGGAGGACATGTCATATGGGTAGATGCCGAACAATCTTGGATGAACTCTTGGGCAGAAATTAATGGAGTAGACCCAGAAAGAGTTACAGTATTAAATGATACTCGTATAGAATATATTTCTGATGCTGTAGCAGACTTAGCAATCTATCTTCGTTCTCAATTAACTAATAATGAACCGATTCTCTTAGTGATAGATTCTATTGCTGCTATGGATTGTGCAGATAACATAGATTCTAAAATGGTAGAGGGTAAGGCTGAAATGGGAGGTAGAGCAAAAGCTCTTTACAAATACTTCCGTATCAGAAGTGAATTATTCTATAGATTAGGAGTTACACAGATTTACATTAACCAATTAAGAACTGCTTTAAATGTCGGATTCGGAAAAGATAACACAACTACTACAGGAGGTGCAGCACTTAAGTTCTACGCTTCAATCAGAGCTGCCTTTTACTCAGGCAGGTCTATCACTGTTAAACAGAAAGGTAAAGAACGGAAAGCTGGTAAATTGGTCACAATCCGACTTATTAAAAATAAGGTTGCTCCTCCAAGACCTACAATCAGTAAGTGCCCGGTTTACTTCAATCCTAAGTTCCATGAAGTAGGTTTTGATAGATGCTATGCTCTTGAGGATGTATTGGTAGAAAATGATATCATAGAAAAATCTTCAGGTGGAGTATATAAGTTCAAAGGAAAAACTCTTGCAAGAGGGGAAGAGAAATTCCAAAAGCTTTTGGAAGAGGATGATGAACTTCGTCGTAAACTATTAAAGAAGGCCGAGATAAATACTATCGGTACAACTAGAAAGAAGATAGTAGCATTGACTACTAATTTATATCCAGTAGATGGAGTAGAATATGAATCATTTAACGAATCGGAAGCCGAAGAGGAGGTAGAAGATGAATAAAAAGGAGGTAGAGGGTATAGAGAAAGTAATTAAAGAATACCTTAAAAAGAATTTGAGAATTGAACCAAGAGTTAGATACTTAGATGCTTATAGTTCTGCTGAGAATTACCTTGATATCTATCTTGGTGACGAAAAGATTCAAGAAGTTTCACTTTATGAATTCGATTTTAGAGTATGAGTAAGAAAACAATATTATTGATTGATGGAGAAAATATCCTCCATCAATCCTTCCATAAGTTCGAAAAACTTAAATCTACTGATGGAAAACCCAGTGGAGCAATATTTGGATTTTTTAAATCCCTGCATATGTATCTTACGAGGTTTGAACCAGATGGGGTTTATATTTCATTCGATAATGGTCATTCACCAGTAAGGACGAAGTTATTGCCCAATTACAAGGGGCATCGAAAAAATATATCAATAGATTATGAGTCATTGCAAAAGCAAAAGGCAATCATAATGAAAATGCTGGGTATGCTAAGAATTAATTATATCTTCGATAAAAAGAAATCTACAGTATATGAAGGAGATGACTTCTTAGCATATCTTGCAATTAAAAAATTCCAATCCGAGAAAATGATACTTATATCATCGGATAAAGACTTTAACCAGTTGCTATCAAATAACCTGAGGATATATAATCCCAGAAAAGATGAGATGATAAGGATGGATAATTGCAAAGAATTATTCGGATATCATTCTCATGAGACAGTAGAATATTTAGCAATGGTTGGAGATACTTCCGATGATATATCTGGGTTTCCTGGTATAGGTCCAGTAAAGGCAAGGAAAATACTCGATGAAGGTAGGATTGAGAAATTCATTGCTCAGAGTAAGAACAAAGAATATCTTCAAATATGGAAAAGGAATGAGCAATTGATTGACCTCTTCTGGTTTGTAAGACATAACCCATTAGAGAAATTACCACTTAAGTCAAAAAAGAAGTTTAAGTATGAGAAATTCAAAGAGCTTTGTATCGAATACTCTTTAGCATCCTTCTTGACAAATGAATTTATAAAACCCTTTAAAGAATTACATCATGAGTAAACGTATAATGTTTGTAGGTCCCTCAGGTATAGGGAAAACTACTTTAGCTAAGTATGTAGCTAAGAGAAAAGATCTACCTTTTATTTCTGGTAGTATGTCGGATTTATTACCTGCTACTGAAGGGGTATCACATAATGAAATATTATCCCTCGGTTCGGAGGCAATGTATAAAGCAGATTTTCAACTTCTGAACAAAAGGAATAGGTTATTCAAGGATAGAGAATACTTCGTAACTGATAGGAGTTATGCAGATTTGGCTGCTTATTTTTGGTATAAGCAATCAAGAACTTTACCAGAATGTGAAATGGAACATTTTTTCTGTCAATGTAAGACTTTAATGGAAGATCAATGTGATGTAGCAATCTTCTTACCATTAAATCTAGATACCTATAAGCATTGGTCAATGGAAGATAATGGTAAGAGAATACTTAACAGATTCTTCCAAGTTCAGATATCATCTCTTATGGGGGAATTGCTTGCAAATTGGGAAATACCCACTATTTGTATATCTGAGCTCGATTTAGGTATGAGAACGGAACAAATCAATTACCATTTAGATATGATATGGGGAAAGAAGTAATAGCAATAGCCTTTTCAGATTTGCATATTAATCTCTGGGCTAAGTTCAATGAGAATAATCACAGGACCCTGAATAGTTTCAGGGTTTTGTCGATTATACAAAAACAATGTAGGAAGTATAATTGCCCAGCTTTATTCTGTGGGGACTTATTTCATAAGCCTGAGAATATGGACCAAGAACTTGATGAGATATGCTATAAAGAATTTAATAAGTACAATGATTATGACCCTCTATGGGTATACGCTATTTCAGGGAATCATGACATCAAGAAGGTAAGTAAAGCTGGTACACCTCCCTATAGCTGGCTTTATAGAGTAGAAAGGTATGGGATTTATATATTAGATTATGGGTCTGCTATCTTATCTTCTAATCATAAGGATATAAAAGTATATGGTGTACCTTATATTGATAATAATGTCGGTCTAAGTGAATATTTAAAGAATATTGAATTAGATAAGAGTCTTAAGAATATACTTTTACTACACACGGATTATCCAGGAGCAAAGGACACCGATGGTAGGGAAATAGATTCTGTAGAGAATCTTAATGTTAACCTTCTCAATAAGTTCGATTTAGTATTATGTGGACATATTCATAAACCTCAAAGACTTTCGAAAAAGGTCTATATGATTGGAGCTCCTAATCATCAAAGAAGAACTGATAGAGATTGCGAATTGGGCTATTGGAAAATATATGAGGACCTATCAATGAAGTTCATCCCTTTAAGGGAATTCCCGAAATTCATTGATGTAGAATCTGAGGAAGATATTAAAGATGATGGCAATTATTATACTGTGATTCCCAAGAAAACTAGTACTCCCGTTAATAACAAACATAAGATTACTAAGCAACTTTCTAAGAAGTCACTAGCAAAGAGGTACTTAAAAGAGAAAGGTATCAATGATAAGGTTAAATCGAACCTATTAATAGAAACACTTAAAAAGGTAGAGTCATGCTAAGTTTTATGAATATGGATGTAGTGGGTTTTTGTTCAATAGAAACCCTGCATCTACAACTAAATCCAACTTGTACCATCCTTATCAAGGCACCAAATGGGAAAGGGAAATCAACTATTCTATCGGCATTAGTATGGGCAATATATGGGAAAAATCTAAAGGGTGTATCTGATGTAAATACCTGGAAGGAAGTAAGACCCAAAGATTACAAGGGGACTATGGTCCAGGTATTCTTCCAAAAAGACACCCATACTTATAAGATTGTCCGATGTCAAAAATATGAAGAAGTACTTGAGGATGGTGCAAAGGGCAAAGACCGATTAGTATTCATCAAAGATGGTGATATAATTGACATCAAAGGTAAGGGTAAGATACAAGATGCCATAAACCGAGAGATAGGTTTATCATATACTCTGTTTATGAATTCTATAATGTTTGGTCAGGGCATCAAACGATTAATACAAGAATCTAATTCTGATAAGAAAAAGATATTCGAAGAAGTATTTGATTTAGAATTCTTAAACCTTGCCAAAGGCATTGCATTACAAGATAAAAACAATATAGTGGCCCAGATAAATGAGGTAGAGCATCAATCTCAATTATTAAAGAAAGAATTAGAGGCAAACAAGGAGGCTTACTTCGACTTAAGAGATAGAGAGAAGTCCTTTAAGAAGAAAAACAGAGAAGAAAGGAAATCCTTGAAGCAAGATAGGGAGAAACTAACCAAGTTACTGATACAAAAACAAAAACAGATTAAAGATGAGGTAGATGCTTCTATAAAGATTAAGATTAAAAATCAGAACAAATTAATCTCTGATATCAGGGGTAAATTGAATAATGCTAAGAAGATATCCAATGTATCTCTCAAAGAGGTCATTAAGGAATTAGTAATACAGTTAGAAGGAGGTAACTACAAACGTGCATTACGAGATGCTAAATCAATATATAATGCGTTCTCTGATATTGAAAAATATGAGAAGAAATACTCAAAAGCCCAAGATAGGTTGGAAGAATTAGAGAACGTGGATGAACGATATAAGAAATTGAAATCCGATTGTGATGATATTGCTGATGACCTTGCTTCTATCGACGAAGATTTGGCCAAGCTCAAACAGGAAAAGCTTAAGGTCATGTCTCCCAAGTATAAACAGAAGCTTAAAGAGATTAGGAAAAACTTACGGAAAGTTGATGAGGATTTTCATAACAAAGAATTAGAGTTAGAGAATTATAATTGGTTAATTAATGACCCTCTTGGTAATAATGGGATTAAGGCCTATCTCTTCGATTCATCTCTTGAATTCCTTAATAGAACTCTGGACAAGTATTCAGAGGTACTTGGGTTTAGAATAGAGTTCAATATAGACCTGGGAACTGCAAGAAAAGATTTTGTTACTCTAATAGAAAGGGATGGGATGATTATGGATTATGATGAACTTTCGGGAGGTGAAAAACAATTATGTAATGTAGCAATGGCTTTTGCCATGAATGAATCTCTCACAGCATCTAAAGGTATTAATATTGCATTCCTTGATGAGGTATTCGAATCTTTAAGTTCAGATAACGTAGAAGTAGTTACATCATTGATACGTCACATATTCAAAGAGAAAACTTTATTCTTGATAACCCACTTGGATTCACTTCCTCTCGGTAATACCAAAATCCTGCAAGTGGAAAAGACCCAAGGCCTGAGTAAGTACCAATTACTATAATGGTATATAAAAAATACAATACACCACTATATCATGAACTCTAAGAATAAAGGAAATCGATTCGAAAGAAAGATAGGGGCTTGGTTTACGAAATGGACCGGGTACAAATTTGAAAGAAACAGAGCCGGGAGTGGAGCTTGGCATTCAAACAAGGACTCCACTTCTGATTTAACCTGTACTGATGAAAGGCATGCTCATAGATGTAAGATATCTATTGAATGCAAGAATTATAAAGAGATTAAATTTGAACATCTACTCTTAGGTAATAAGGGATGCGATATATTGAAATTTTGGGAACAAGCTTCTAAGGATGCAAAAAGAGCAAATAAAGTTCCCATACTCTGTATGAGATATAATTCAATGCCCTCAGAAGAATTTTTCTTTGTAGTTGGAAAGGGTCTATCTTCCGTATTATATAAACCCCTATTCGATAAAGCCAATATTATGGTAATCGATGTACCAAAGATAGATGAGATTCTTTATGTATTCATGGCTAGTGATATACTGAAGAATGTAAACTATAAGTTAGTACATAAACAAGCTAAGTTAATTCTTAAAAATCGGTAACCCATGAAGAAGCATACCCCATACTCATATTGTATATTTTACCTTGAAAGGAAGTACTGTGATAAAATTAATAAAGAACTTAAAGAAAAGGGGTATGACCAAATCAAGGCAATTATTCCTATGGTAAACGTATTAAGAAAAACCACAAAGGGTAAGATGATATTTGAAGAAGTACCAGTATTATTCAATTATGGTTTTATGAGAATGCCAACTAAATTAGCATTCTCAAGGCCTTTTCTTAATAAGTTACGTAGGAATATATCTGGTATCAGAACTTGGTTACGTAATACTGAGACAATGCACCCAAGAAAGAAAAAGGTAAGAATTGACAATGCTGAAGACTTTGATGATTTTTCTTTAGTGGCTACTTGTAGTAGAAAAGAAGTAAGGCGATTTAAACGTATTGCTAGAGAGAACAAGAAGTTTTCGGTAGATGATTTAGTCAATGTAAAACCGGGAGATTACTTAGTATTACGAGGTTATCCCTATGAGGGAGTAGATGCTACAGTATTAGAGGTTGACCATCTTTGTAAAAGAGTAAAAGTCCTTATATACCCAGAAATGGGAAGGATGGAAGTATGGTTACCCTTTGACAACGTTATCTATAGTGTATATTTAAACCATGACCCAGATAAGCTTTATGCTAATTCTGGTGAATATGACCCCAATCAGATAACCAATGAAGCAATTGATAGTATAATGAGATATAGAAGAATTTAATGTTATGAACGAAGCTCAACAAAAAGCCTGGAGTTGTTTAATTGATAAAGAACAACAGTCATTATTCCTTCAATTATCCGAAAGTAAATCTTCATGGGAAGTTGGTGAAATTTTAAAGTTATCTCATTACAAGTATCTTGAAATCCGAGAACGGTCAGAAAAATTCTTTAGGCTATTCTCGGATTTTTTTGAGAAACACACTTCTATCTTTCGACCAGATTGTCCCTGTGAGAGAAACTTTCAAGATTATATGGAGGGATGTTTAGAGAAAAGATTAAAGAGAAAAGATGCCAGTATATATACTGGGGACTCTACTCAATTACTCCCAAAAGTAAACTCTAAGAATATAGAGAGGAATATGAGGAGGTTAAAAGAGTCTGACGATGAATGGGATATAGATACTCTAAGATTAATTCTTGAATTTGATAGGTGGAATAATTTTAGAATACTACCCAGGATGCTACAACAGCCTTCTGCATTTAAAAGGAGGTCGAATAAAAAGGATAAGATATACATCAAATATCTCCTTAATAGAATACCCGACTGGATGCACACTAAACTTAAAGAGAGGTTTAGATATAAAGTGAAACCAGGTAAAAAGAAATATTGGGTAGCTCTAATATCCGAGGACTTATATACTGATGGTTATCTACTATTACCTGTGAGGCCACTAGAAGAAGTAGTCAGTGAGTTTAGTAGATTTTATATGTATGTATTTGAAACTAAAGATGATGCTGATACTTTTGGTTTCATGGTATCTAAGTTTATGATTAAAACTGGTACAGTAAAGCTCGGGCAAAAATTCTGGCCAGAGTACAGATGCTGTGTGGAAAGAGCAGTAAACTATAATCAAGTGAACAACATAGAATTCAATATAAAGAAATTAGACATGGCATATAATATCCATACACACAGAAAACCGAAGAAACCTAAATCTACTGCCGTAGAACGGGCAAAAACCTCGGATTTTTATAAAAAGAAATAGAAATATAGTATATAATTCAAATATTATATTTATATTTGCATAGTGAATTAATGAATACTTTAAAATATTAAATATATGGCAAAAAAGAGTAGAAAAGACCTGAAAGCTCCCTCCAAAGAGAAATCGAATTTCCTTGGTGCATCAGGGAGAAACATGACTTACAAGGATCTAAAGAGAAAGGCTATCATACTTGGTATGCCTTTTCCTGATGCTTGCTCTGCTGGAGTATTTGATCTACTTCATTTTATAAATGTTTCAGAAGAAAAACCAGACAGATCCTTAATAGATAAATATGATGATTGGATGGATAAGCAATTAGAGAATATTGGTTATTCAAAGGATGATCCACTAAGGAATTCTCGATTAAGGCTTGGGTTTCTTGGAGAAGAGGGGGAAAATGGGCAAAGAAGAACAAAACGGGTACCAGGGATAAAGAAACCTCGGGAAAAGAAACCTCTAAGAGAAAGAGATGAATTCAATCTTATCAAGGGTACTAAAAAATCTTATGTATTTGAATTGACTGCAAAGGGTTTTGAACTTGATAGGATTATTCGGAGAATGAAGAAAAAATTCCCTGAGGCAAATGAGAAATCGATTAACCTTTGGTATAGAATGGCAAAAAGGAATATCAATGGTAAAACTAAGGGAGGGAAATAACGAACCGATACGACCCGATAGGTATTATATTTGGACTTGGAGACCAGATACCACCAACAAGTATATAACTGAAAAAAGTCTATATAGGAAACACTTAACTGGTATCCCATATTTCACTAGACATCACGTAAAAGTTACTTTAGTTTATCTTTATGGAGTTGATGTTCTTCAATATATCCATATAATATCTGGAAGGAAACTAATAAGGCATGGTATTAAAGAATTATCCGATATGAACGGTACCCGATATAAATGGGGATATACTAAATTTTGGTACAAGGGTAAATTTGTACAAGCGAAGAAATTCATAATACCAGATGAATATCATATTGATAAACACCGACGAAGAAGATTTATGGTTCAAATGCACCGAGTCTTTAAGTCTAAAGGAAAAAAGGCATTCGATGAAAGATACTCAATTAAACTCTATGGACAACGGCAGGGCATATCTACCGAGCATCTCCACGCTAAGAGATTACAGGTCCGTCTTGCTATCTTACAGGATTTACAACAAGCTTCCTCCAGAGGAAAGACATAGGTTCAATATATTTTCCTTACAGTACCCTCCATTGGTAAGCTCATTAGCTTTATATTTGAGAAAGAAAATGAATATCCCAATACAGAAGGTACTATTTATCAAAGCACAAAGAGATATGATTGATATATTTGATGAGGCATCCCTTAAATTTATTGGGTATCTGCCAAAAGAAAGGTTTACCAAGAAGTCTCTTTTATTTCAAGGGTTTATATCATTAGAGAGTATTAAACTTAGAAGTTCTTATGCTTATATAATGACCAACAGGTTGATAGAAAATAAGATATGGGTATACCCAATTCGATTATCAGATAACTATAAAACAATGAAAAAGGGAAAATATCTATCCTATACCGAAGTATTTGGAAAGGTTGGTATTCCTGGAATAACCAAAATTAGATATAGCAATGAACGATAAACTATCAAAGGTGGGTTTAGTAACCCATGGACCTATTAATCCTTTCATAGGTAAGATATTTAAAAAGGTAACTTATGATAAACACCATAAGGAGATTAAATCCGAAGTGGTAACTATAGAATCTCAAATAGAATTGAAAACAACTCTAGATGAGATTAAACAATTTAACAGTGATAACGAAAATCCCGGAAACGGTAATTATCAGAAACTTATAACAGAGTGATATATTTATTAATTTATTAACCAACTTAAACATTACGAAAATGGCTAAGAAGAAAAAAGAAGTGGAACTGAAAGAAGTTTCCAGAACAGAAATTAATGGTGCAATTATCATTAAGTATGAAGATGGCTCAGTAAAAATCATCCCGGCTCCCATTACCCTGACCGCTGAAGAAGCTGAAGACCTCTTTGGTTCTGAATCCGAGGAAGAAGAGGAAGAAGAAGAGGAAGAGGAAGAGGAAGAAGAGGAAGAAGAGGAAGAAGAAGAGGAAGAAGAAGAAGAGGAAGAGGAAGAGGAAGAGGAAGAAGAAGAAGAAGAAGAGGAAGAAGAAGAAGAAGAAGAGGAAGAGGAACTGACCGGTGAGGAACTTGCCGAAATGGACTTCGAAGAACTCGAAGATGTCTGCGACGACAAAGACCTTGAAACTGACCCAGACGATTATGATGAAGACGACGTCGAAAAACTCCGTAAAGCAATTGCCAAAGAACTCGGTCTCAAATTGCCGGCAAAGAAAGAAACCAAAGGTAAAGGCAAGAAAGGGAAAAAGTAATCTGGTAACTGTATTCAAGATTTAAAAGAAGGTAGGGAAATTTCCCTACCTTTACTATCAACTATTAATAAACGTAGAAGTTTACTTATAATAACCATTAACTTATAAAACATTAAAAATTATGGCAACAAAGAAATCAGACTCCAAGAAGAAAGGGGATAAGGAAAAAGACCCAGAAAAAGAAGCTAAACGTAAAGCTCGTCAAGAGGCACTCAAGAATCGGCCGGCTGAACAACGCCCTAACAGCAAGCAAATCGACGTTATTTCCATTAACGACAAATCCAAGGTAATGAACTTTGGTTATGCCGTTAAGAACAAGGAAGGCTATCAGGGTGTAGTGGTTACTTCTGTATTGGTTACGGATGGCAAACCGGTATCAACTTCAGTTTCATTCGTTCCGGGCAATCTTACTGTAAAATCAAAGAAGGGACATGGAGTTATTTGTTCTCCGAAAAACAAGAAGGACAAAAACGAAGAGTCCGAAACAGAAGATTAATTTTTGGCACATCCTAAAAAATCTATCTGCTAAATCAAGTTTAATCTCATAATAAAGAAAAGGTAAACAACCCTACACACTTAGGACGTTGTTCATCGTAAAGCTCATTGCCTGTGAGGGTAGTGGGCTTTAATTTTATTACCCATGGATAAAGAGAAATTAGCAATTCGAAAGAATATTCGAATACTTGCATTAGATAATTTAATAAATACTTATACTGATGCACTAGACGATAAAGAATTAAACCTGGGATCAGATGAAAGGGAACTTGCAATCAATATCATAAACGAGGCAAAGGAAATGCTATCAGAAGAAACCCAGGAGGTATCTAACTCAATAATTCAAAGACCCCAATGGAAGAAATAAGTATAAGAACTCTCTTATCAAGTCTTAAGATGACAGTTAATGATATACAGTTTACTCATTATCAAAAAAGAGTAGCATTCGAAAAGGGTAAGAAAGGAGATTGTCAAAGACACAAGTTAAGGATTGGTTATCTTCAAAGGAAGTTAAAAGGCCTAATGGATAAACTAAACCGAAAACTTAATGGTATTATAATCACTGTCACTTATCAGGTTGGGGATAAAACTTACGAACAAACTTTTACTAATCTTACTCAGCAAGAGGTAGTAGATATATTGCAAATAAGGGCTATTATGGAAAATGCAAGTGTAGAAATCCTAGAAATTAAAGAAATCCCAACCCAAATTAGGGAAGTATAACTATGGTATTATGTAAATCGGAAATTTAATTATTCACCAAATATAAAGAAAATGACTAAGAAAGACAAGAAGAGCAAACCGGAATCTAAGACTCCGGAACTCACCAAGGCAAAGAAAGCTTTAGATGCTTACCTTAAAGAGAACAAGTTGGACCCGACTAAGGATTGGACCAAGGACAAGAAACATGGTAAGAAGGTTACAGAACTTGTAAATAAGCTCAACAAAGAACGGGACAAGGTAGCTGCTGCTTACCCAGAAGGTGACAAAGAGAATACCAAGAAATTGGTAAAACTCAGTAAAGAAAAAGGCAAGAAAGAGGAATCTGAAACCAAAGAGAAGAAGGAAAAGAAATCTGCCGGTAAAACTGCTACTAAATACGATTACCCTCTTATTGATGGTAGAGAAATGACTTCTGCCGAAAAGAAGAAATATCGTATGGAGCAAAGAAAGCTTGCCTCAGGTAAGGCTCCCAAGGAACCGAAGGAAACCAAAGAGAAAAAGGAGAAGAAGGTAAAAGAAAAACCAGCTTCGGAAAAGAAAGAAAAGAAGGCCAAAGATAAGGCCGTAAAAGAAGAGGATTAATCCCTTTTATATAAGTATTCGTTATTAACGAAAAAGGCCTGGCAATATTATTTTGTTCAGGCCTTTTTATTTACTCACAATTAGGTATATGGAACAAGAAGTATATAAACCAAAACTAAGAGTCACTACACTATCAGAGAATGGCACTCCCTTATCTGATAGGTTAGTAGATGCTTATACTGAGATGAACTCGGGTCCAAAGGTACAGCATAAGGGTCCCGTAAGAGTAGAAGTAACTCTCACAAATAAACAAGATATAGATAACTTTAAAGAATACTTAGATAGGCTAACTGGAGTATTACCCGCTAAGGCACCAACTGCTGGTAGAGGAAGACCTGCAGGGACTACAATTAAAAATCTTGAATCACCAAGGGAGGATATTCTTGCAGATGTAGAGAAAATGGTTGAAGAAGGTAAAAGCCAACAAGAGATTATCAAATACCTAAGAGAACTGGGTTTTGTATTTATTCTTACGGAGGACTTTCTTTATCACTTTCCCGGATTTGAGTTCGATAAAAAGGATGTTGGAGAAGCAACCGATAATAAGCAATATCCAAATTCATTCTCCTGGATGGCAAGATGTATCAAACGGGCCAAAGACCCCAAAGCAGATAAATTCGATCCAATGGTTATCTTCGGGTTTAGCATCCTTGGTGGACCATCGAAGAAAATTGTTCCGTATCTTTATAAAGAAAGGAAGAAACCATTAAGGGCTCAAGTTGGTAAGAATGTCATCTCTTTCTCTCAGGCAGAATTCACTAAACTTCCTAAATATATGAGAGAAGACGAACGTATTAAGTTTTCTACAGAACAAAGGCAATTACTTCTCAACCCAGAAAAGAAGCCTTCCAAATTCTTTATGAGATGGGTAGATGATGCGGTATTCCCAGATTCTATCAAGGAAAATATAGAGGAAATCAAGAGCCGCTAACACTTACCTCCGTATTTATAAAAAGAATATATTATATAAAATAATTTTAGTATATTTGCATAAAGAAAAATTTAACTATGGACAAAGAAACAAAAGACATTGTAAAGCTCATTGCTGGTATTCAAATCGAATCTCTCAACTCAATCAAGGAGGATGTCAAAAAGGGCAATAACATTGCCCAAGACCTAATCAAAAAATTCCTTCAGATTGAAGATGACGAGATTATACGGGCATTAGATGAACATCTTGAATTATACGTAGAGATTAAGAATACTCCTCAGTTGATTAATATGTTAAGTGAATACCAAATGCTGGTATGCTCCCATATATTATTCAGGATGGAGGATGAATGGGTACATAACAATTCTCAAGGAGTACTTGGTACTTGGGCAATATTCCAAAAGGCCAATCTCAAATTTCACCCAGAACTAATACTTTTAAAATTTTAAATATATATAGACATGGAAAAGAACGAATACTTAGAATCAGTAGAAATGAACACGGGAGTTGAAATGATTCCTTGCGAATCCTCTAATATTGAGGGATATGGGTATGACTCAAAGAAACAACAACTTTGGGTTGCTTTTAAGGGAAATAGGGTATATCGATATGATAAGGTGCCACATGAAATCTGCGATGGTTTACACCTTGCAGAATCAAAGGGCAAATTCCTATCAAAGAATATCAAGGATAAGTTTAAAACTACGGGTTATGAACTCCGAAACTAAAATAACTAAGGGTTTATTAATTGCCATAGGAGCAATGCTACTTTACTTAGGGAGTAAGAATAATGCCCCCATAGAGGAAGTAAGCATTGCTCCTTCTCGTTTAGAAAGTCCCTTGACCAGGTTACATTATCTTTCAGATAGCCTGGGAATTAAACCAAGGGAAGAGAAAAAGAAGCAATGGTATAAATATAGGGTAGAAATAGAAACGATTCCAGAAAATCAAATCTATAAGATTGAGAAATCTGGATACCAGCAATATGAAGTTTCTAGATTGGGTGAAACTTATTCTTATGTAACCTACGAATTTATCTCAGACAAGGTAATGACTACTCAAGAAGCTTATGACTTCGTAAATAAACATCCTGAAAGATGTACAAGGGTACCCAATACATCACAAGATAACCTCTACGATAAATATAATGAGGATTACGAAGATTACTTAAATGACCCAGAGGACGAAATTAACTATCCTCCAGAAATCTTCGACTTCCTAGCCGATTAACCTGGGCAAATAGAAAAATAATATAGAAATATTTTTGTATTAAATATATTATTCTTATATTTGCATAGAGAAAAGAAATAAACTTTATTTTATTAACAATTTTAATATAGACGTTATGAAAAAGAATGAAACCAAGGTTACTAACCTCGTTGCAACTAAGGTTGCTGAACAACTTGAAGGAATTAAAAATTCTAAGACTACTAAGGCTTCTGCTCCTAAGGCCAAAAAGACTAAAAAGGAATTGGTAAAAGATGCTCAAGAAGCTGCCACTAAGTTTGCCAATGCTAAATTGGTAGAACTCTCTCCAAAAACCAAAACTTCCAAAAAAGAACAGGTTGTCAAGGAAGTAAAGGAACAACAAAAACCCTCTATCATCGAACAGGTAATCTCCAATCGAGAAGTTAAATACGTATATCCGGAGGATGTAGTTGATACTCTTGCTCGGAAGAAATGGAGACAACAAACCAGAAACGAACTTCATCGATTGGAACTTGCAATGGCTCGTATCAAGGACACCAATTCCAAAGAATTTAAGGCTGCTGCTAAAGCCTATGAGGACTTTAAGAAAAGGGTTCTCAAACCAGAACAAGTTGCATAACCCTTTATTAACCCAGTGCCCGGAATAAATTACCCGGGCACTCTAATTCATACAAAATGGATTACACTATCTTCTCTGATAAGGAGATGCTAAAACAGGATAAAGAGTTAGTCGAATTACATAAACGATGTTGTAAATCTTGGCTAATTCAGCATTCACTTAAGCATTCTAAAATTAAGAAATTCTTTATAGTTTACGATTGGTATATCAATCCCAATAACGTAAGGAGCTTCTTTTTTAGGCCTATACACATCTTTATTCAAGCATTGCTTTTAGGTCAACTTGATAATATATCCGATTACATAGATAATAACAAAAATGGAAAACGCAAAAAGAAACGAACCAGAAAAGTATAATGTGCTTTACCTCAAAGGTAAGTATCAGTACAAATCAAAATACCCTCAGATTGATGCTAAACACAAAATTGTTTATGCAGGTCCAGTAGAACCTATGGCACCTATTTGGGATAATCTATCTGACATACTTCGGAAGTCAGAAAGAATTTGTACTGAATCTCGTAGAGAATTAAAGAAGTTAGAGGAACGTTCACAGAACCAATTCTACTTTAAGAAAAATGGTATCACTCACATAATCATATACAGATGTTTGGGACAATAGTAAAAGACCTATATATAGGTAAATCGAAACTGATAATCAAGTGTAATCAAAGAGAATTACCACAAACCACCTTAGTAATGGATGTATTACAACCTACGGGTTTTACTGGTAATATGCCAGATTATGGTACCTATGGTAATTTACTCACTACTGGTGAATTTGAAATAACCCCTATGATGCCCAAGCATAGGCTTTATGTTACGGGCATACCGAAAGGGGCAATCCTTGATAATTTTCGGATTAGAAGGGTTTATTGGTCCTCATACTATGAGGATGATATAAGGGGATATTTATTTCAGATAACTGATGAATATCCCAAGTTAATAATCACAAAGTAAAGTTATATGGAAGCAATAGATTATGTCAAGTTATTTAAACTCGACCAAGAGAATTATGATTTCAAAAGGGAAGAGTTTATATCCGAATTAGGTAAAGATTTTCTAGATTATTGCCAAACTACTACTATAGGTATAAATCCAAAGCATGGGTATATCTATTACTATCGGTTTAAGGAAATAATAAAGAATTTCGAAACTAAATTCTGGGCAATCTCGAAACTTAAGGTAGGGGAACCCTTTACTCAGAAATTATGGAATGCCTTTTTCGCTACTCAGGTAGTACCTTTGAGGAAAAAATTATTCCCTGAGGTACAAAAGTTAATTGAAGAACAGAAAGGGATTATCCAAAATGACCCAAGGCCTGGCAATCCTTACCGTAGTAAACAAGACAAAAAACCCTCGAATCCTAAAAAGGTAAAATATGGCAAAGGAAATCCTAGACCTTCATGGCAATAAATTTAAGGTAGGGGATTATAAACTTTGCCTTAAAATCCCAACAACGGGGAAAGGTAATTTGATATTCACCAGGGACTTAATCTCTGGTGAACCTTTTAATTTATCAGTGAATAAGAAAAAGTATAGGGGATATTTCTATAACCTATCTTTGAATTTGTATGTAAGATATGATTTAGAGTATAGAGGTTATGATGAAAGTTCCGATATCCGAAAATCTCATTTGTATGTCAGAAAAAGAAAGTAAGATAGTAAGGTTCCCAAGACCCATGGGAACTACAGCTATGGCATTAGAATATCAAAAGAATCCTGATGATAGTCTTTTGATGAAGATACATAATTACATTATCAATCAATGGCTGATGGGTAATGGTGTATTATGTGGTATTACCTATGATATTAATACCTTCTCATACCGTATGGGCATAGATATTAATTACATACGTGTATTTATGAGGGATAGGCTATTAAGCTCTAGAATATGGGATAAAGATAAGGCAGAAGATTTATTGCAAGCTTTAATGGGAGAACAACTAGCATGGGCCTTGGAAGATCGTATGGAGATAGCTCATCAGGTTAACATCTTGAGAGAGTCTCAGGGTGGAAAATATGTACCTTTCATATCTTCTGAGTTAGGAAAAGCCCTTAAGTTAAAACTCGAATCTTCTACTTCACTTCAATCAATTGTACGTAATCTTACTGGAGGGAGCACTACTAATATATTTGCTCAATTTAATCAACAGAACAACGTGACTCAGCAAAATGCTATCACAGTTGAAGAGGCCCGTCAAATTGTATTGGAATCCCAAAGGGTAATGGATAAAACCGAAGAAGCTAAACTGTTAGAGTCAAGATATGACCTCAGTAGTTTACCAGAAGTTGTTGCTACTAAACAAGAAGGAGTAGATACTAGTAAAGAGGGTCTTAATTTGAACAAAGCAGAGTTAATGCAAATTACGGATGATTATAAGGGAGCAATGTCTTCATTCTCAAAAGAACATCATGAATTGAGGAGAGAGATAGAAATGAATATAGACCCAGATGAAGAAGATCCAGAACTCTATACTTACGAAGAAGAAGAATTACCAGAAGAAAAAGAGGATGGCTCATTTGCATCTCAATTCCTCCGAAATAGTAAGCTCCCATAGTTATATCCGGATATTTCATATTTAAAAAGAAAGAATTATATTTGCATATCAATTTTAAAATAGACAAAAATATGGAACTACCAAAGACATCTTACAAAGAGACTCGGGTTAACAAGGTTAATCAGGGTACATACTTTAAATTAAAACCAACTGATACTGCTCCAGTATGGGTAAGAGACCATTATGATAAATCATCTAAGACTTATGCTTGCCATAAGTATGATG